TTATGCGAGCCCCTCCAGACGCCGTTTCAAGCGATGGATTGCGGACTTGGACATGCTCATTTCCTCGGCGCAGTCGCGGATGCTGAATCCCTCTGCCAGGAGGCGCTTGAGCTGCTCCAGCTCGACATCCTCAAGCTCCTGAATGTCCCATTGTAGGCTGTTGTCCTCGGTCTTGAGGTGAACCTCGAATGGCTTGGCATCATCGCCGACGATGCCGCGTGCCTTTGTCAGGTGGACTTGAAAGCGCGCGCCCTCCGCCATGCTGTACTGGCGAGGACGCCTCAGGCTGATGACCGTGTCCATGATGTCTTCACGGGCGGATGTACCGCGCTGGTCTCCAGATTTGCCAGCGTGATGGATCAGCAAGACCGAGAGACCCCGGCGGCGCAAGTCAAGCAACCAGCTTTGCATAGGCTGCCAGGACTGGGATTCATTCTCTTTCCCTGTGCGGCAAAGAGTCGAGAGGTTGTCCAGCACCAACAGATTGATGTCTTCGAGAAAGGGTTCCAGGGCCATCTGTCCGGCGGTCGTTGCCAAATCCGGCATAGGCCTGGGTTGCATGTCAGGCGTCAAGATAGACAGATTCTTCAACGCATGTGTTGGGGCGGCCATGCCGAGAGCCAGGGCTGAGAGGCGTTCTTGCATCGCAAGGGCAGGCATTTCTCCGTCCACATAAAGCACGCGGTTGGCTTTTGGCGCACGCCAGTTGAAAACAGACAAGCCACCTGCAACGACAATTGAAATTGTCAGGGCAATAAAGGTCTTTCCAACTCCTCGCGGAGCAAAGAGTATGATAATGCCCTGGTCTGGGATGATAGGCTGGAGGAGAAACCGGCGAGCCGCGAGTGTCATAGATAAGAATTCATCCATGGAAAGCACCACGAGAGGCGGTATGCCGCCGTTGGTGTTGTCTTGGGGCTTATTGCTCACAGGCTTCGCCTCCGCAAGGTCTTGGTAAGAGTCATGGCGTTAGTCCCGGGAAAGGCTGGTTATGAGGGCGCGAATCTCCTCGACCCTCCATCCGCTGGTCCTGGGGCCAAGCTTTACTGGTGCCGGGAAGCGTCCAGTTTTTACGCCATCCCAGAAGCTGGTTTTGCCGATGCCCAGGACATGGAGAACCTGTGGAAGGCGGGCAAAGCCTTCCTGGGGAAGAGGGGAGGGGGATTTTTTGGTACGAGACATGAGACCTCCGTGGTTTGAGGCCGTTAAAAAACCAAAACGGCCCGTGTCATTCAACACGAGCCATTTTGGCAAATCCCGTTAATGGTACCGTCAAGCGCTGCGGGCAGTACAAATTGTGTGGTACCTTTGGGTGGTACTTCTTATATAATTCCCCGTAATTTCTTGCCTTGTTTTACCTTAGCATGATGACTAACTTCAGTGCCCTCACGAGCCGGGATCAGGCCCCCCAGTTCGGCGTTTGTTAGGAAACCAGGAAAGAAGTCATCGACCAATCGCGCCATGGCTCGTTTGTCCGTTATACCAGCTTTTTTCTGTTGCTCACAAAACTGGATAACCTGAGATAAATCTTTGGTTTTCCGTCTAGTTTTTCGAAAGTGATACGGTGACGTTGTAGGCCAAATTTGGCTATTGGGCAGTATCCAGGATTTTCTGTCATCCTTGAGGCAATTGTACAAGGTGATTCTATCAGAATTTATCTCATTAATAACATCTTTTTCAATAAATTTATCAATGTGCACTTTGTTGCTGTATTTGCACAAGACATATGCAAATTGTGGGGCGTATTTATTTATATTTTCAATTGTACAAGACTCAAGCGGATTTATGCTTTTGCTTATCGATCTCAGTGAATAGTGTTTCTTTTTTGATTCTATTGCATCAATCTGCTTTTTAACAAAAACAATCGCTGAGAAATAAGAGCAAAGAGATGTATGTGTCATGTATTTTGTTGGTAATTTTGATATCTCATATTGTATTTCGTTGTCATTGTTTACGAATTCTCTAATTATCAAATAAGTATGGAGTTTATTCTTGAATATCTCTTTGCATATTTTTACATGTGGATGAAACGGCCACCTTAGAATAAGATCTGGCAAATGCATAACGTCATTTAATGAAACAAATTTAAACCCATCCTTTGACTTCATGAAAACGCCTCTAGTATTGCGTGTTGGAAAATAACCAATGCCTTATATCTCAGAGGCATAAAGAGGAGTCACCTTCGCTCCGGCTTTGAGCTTGCCCAGATAGTCCGCCCATGCCTGCATCATCTTCCGACGCTCGGGTAAAAACTCCGCGAAATTGTAGGCCGCACGGATGGAATTTCGCTCGGCATGGGCAAGTTGGCGCTCAATTGCGTCTCGATTCCAGCCCATTTCATTGAGTAAGGTGCTTGCCATGGAGCGAAAACCATGCCCGGTCATTTCTTCCTTGGAGTAACCAAGCCGGCGTAAGGCGGCATTGACCGTATTCTCGGACATGGGTCTTGCTGAGGTCCGCACGGAAGGGAATACGTAGCGGCCGGTTCCGGTCAGGGGATGCAATTCCCATAGAATGGCGACGGCTTGCCGGGAGAGCGGCACGATATGTTGCTCCCGCATCTTCATTTTGTTCTTCGGGATGCGCCATTCCGCCTTGTCCAAGTCGATTTCCGGCCATTCTGCATGGCGGAGTTCTCCGGGGCGCACGAAAAGCATGGGGGCAAGTCGCAAGGCGCACATGGTCACGAAAGAGCCCTCGTACGTTTCGATGGCTCGTAGAAGGACGGCCACGTCCTTTGGATCGGTGACGCTGGCGTGGTGTTTTTCCTTGGAAGGCGGGATGGCTCCGCGCAGGTCGCCTGATATGTCGCGGTCGGCATGGCCAGACGCTACGGCGTAGCGGAAGACTTGCCCGCAGTTCTGCAAGGTCCGGTGAGCCGTCTCAATGGCTCCTCGGGATTCGATACGACGAATGGTGGTCAGTAGCTCCGGGGCCAGGATGTCGCGGATGGGGCGCGCGCCGATCCACGGGAAGACGTCCATTTCAAAGCGGCGCATGGTCCTGGCGGCGTGGCCGGGTGTCCAGTTCTCCTTGAACTTGGCGAACCATTCCTGGGCTACCCTCTCGAAGGTCACGGCGTCGGCGGCGATTTCGGCTTTTTCGTCTTTGCGGGCTTGGCTCGGGTCAATGCCGTTAGCGATGAGTCTACGCGCTTCGTCGCGGCGCTCCCGGGCATCCTTGAGGGAGACGTCGGGATAGACTCCAAGGGAAAGCATGTTTTCCTTCCCTTGGAACGTATAACGCAGTCGCCACCACTTCCCGCCTTTAGGGCTGACTTCCAGGTAAAGGCCGCGCTCGTCGCGGAGACGGACTGTCTTGGGGCCGGGCTTGATGTTGCGGACAGCAACGTCAGTCAGGGGCATCCGGGTAACCTCCAGCTTCAAACGGGTAACCGCCTGATCCAAGCGGGGCGCGGCTTTTGTGCCAGTTACCCGTTTTGATGATTCAAAAGGAACCAGTTACCCGAATTGCTACCCAGCAGTTACCCGGATGTCAACGGACCAAAACGGAAGAAGCCGGACCTTGCGGACCGGCTTCTTGGCTGAAATTTCTGACTTTTTGAACCGTATCGGACGGTCTCGGATGGTCAGTTGGTGGAGGCGGGGGGAATCGAAGTTACGCTACAACATCCTGGAATATAAAATACGGGCTTGATCCATTCACAAATTTTGCCCCAAATTTTGCCCCAAACGTGCCGGACTGCCATCTTGCGCTATTCGGTTCCCCCGTTGGGGGCCGGGTTCAATTTCCTCCGTAGCCGCCGGTTCGTCAACCTCCGGCGTGACAGGCCGGCGACCGGCCCACCTCCCCACCGTTTTGGCCCACCCACGCGCGTTCTGCGCACGCTCAATCCGGTTCGATCCGACTCGAGAACGTATTTTCCTCCACCAGCACATACCGGCCCTTGCGCAGCACGATCTTCCCCGCCGCGATAAGCTGTTGCACCGTCCGAGGCTTCACGCCCTCGGACACGTCAAGCTGCATTCGCAAAAGTTTTTGGTAGGGCGCGATGAAAAGTCGAATGTCTTCGCGGACGCCGAACCGGGGCGGCCGGTCGCCCCAGCGCAGCCGCAACGATCCGTCAAGCGCGATATAGGGCGTGACGCCTTTACTGGACAGCCAGGCCAAAGGATCGAAAAGGGCGGGCATAGCCCCGAAATAGGGCGTGCCGCGAAAAAAGAAAAGCCCCGGGGGACCGGGGCTCGTCAGCTACGGCGTCAGGATGGCCGTCGCTCGGTCCTGGGTCAGGAGGCCCTTGCTGAGAAGGAGATGCATGCACTCCAAAAGCAAAGGGTCCACCAGGTCAGGATTTGGGGTCCTGTCCAGCATGTCCATGGCGTCGAAGACCTCGGGATCGGTTGCCGCCGCCTGCCGAATGGCTATCCGTTCCGGAGGTGTGAACCTTTTGGAAAAGGCTATTTGGCTCATGACCGTCGGCTTCGGCGGATTGTCGATCCCTTCCCGCCAGGCGGTCACTGTCTCCAGGGTCAGCGGGTTGAATAGGCAGTGCCGCGTTCCGGTGGCGTCCTCGTAGACAACCGCCGGGTAGCCGGTGAACTGCGGCATAAGGGCTACGGCGGCCGCATGATCGGTCACAACGTCACCCGGGACCGGATTGGCGGCCTGCCAGATGGTCAGGAGGTCCCGGCTGGCCTGGACCAAGTCGGAATGGAGAAGAAACAGTCCTTGTGCCATTATGTCCACCCCATTTGAGATAATGTTTTTGTAACAGCCGCTCCAGCACCGCCGTTTCCACCAACTGGTGATCCGCTACCCAACGCACCAGGAGCGGATATCGATCCAGCATTTGACAATGTGCCCCCATAAAATAGCCCCGCGAACCCACCGCCAGCCTGGCCTTGTCCGCCAGAAGCAAGGTATTGTACCGCCGCCGATCTGATATACCCACCACTTGCTATACTCACGTTGCCGCGACATATGACGATCAGTGGAGCCCCTCCGTACCGGGCTGAATACTGGTTGGCATCCTGGTAGTAACCTCCTCCCTCTGCCGCATCCGATCCGGTCCCGCCACCCCACATCTGTCCTGAAGCGGCAAAACCATTGGATGACAAATACATGCCGCCGCATCCGCCCCCGGCTGGGGCATTAGTCCCGGCGCCTCCGGGGTTGCCATTAGATTGACCGCTGAGCGCGCTATATCGCGAGCCACGTGATCCGCGTCCCGTGGCTGTCATGATGGCCGTGCCGCGCCCGGGCCAATCGGCATAATCTGTCTGGATATCTCCCATGGATGGCGGGGATAGGGCGAAAAGCGTAGGATCAAAAATTGCAAAGCCCGTATCGCGTATCCACGCCAAAAATTTTTGAGCTGGTGTTACCTTTCCAGAAATAACAGCAAACGATGGGATTGTGATATCCTGCGTTATCCATGTGGATGATCCGACAGCCCCCAGACCGTCCGTGTGGATGCCGCACGATGCCCCGATTGCAAGGGACTCGCACAGCACAATCAAACCTCTACATCGATTAGATGCGGATAGCACTGAGTTAACCGTTAGCGATCCGTAGCGGACCATTTGGATAGGGCCATCAAGCGTCGTGGGGATATTTGTGGCCGACGAAATCATAACATCGCCCTGGCTGCGGTAGAGCGAAAATAACCCTTGTAGATTACCGCCTGCTTCTCCAAAACTCATGCGAAGTTGCCACGGACGCTGTAGGTTGGCATACGGCGCTTGCCTGGATCGTATACGCTGCATGTTACTGTATCCTGTTGACGTAGCCGCCGATGGTGATGACGTCGGCCGTGCCCGCGTAGGCTCGCACGACGAGCGGGGTTTCCGCCCCAACCAACACATTCCCCGGAATGATCAAATCCAGCCCGGACTTTGGCAGGATCGTTTTTGTAATAAGGTCGTCGGGTGACGTTGACCCTCCCCATTCGATGGTGAGGTCAACGGCGGCATTGCTTGAGTTGTAGGCATCGAGCCAGACCTCATCCGTCACGGCCGGATCGGCAGGGCCGATATGGATTAACGTGCCAGGGTCGGCCGTGGCAGCCACTTTGATACGTCGGCCATTAGAGGGTCCGCCGGAGAGAGGAAGTTTGGCGAAATTAGTATTGTTGGCCATATATGCCTCCTAGCCGAAGACTTGGTTTGCAATAGGACTTGAAATTGTTAGCGGCGCATTTGATGGGTCCTGGCCGAACCAGATTTCTGCCAATCCGGTATCAAGGGTGACACCACTCACAGTGACGGTTGTGAGGCCGGTTTCAGGATCGTAGGAACTTGACGAGACGTAGCCGGTGCCGGAAGCGGTTTGAATGATGGATATGGCGCGGTTGGTCTTATAGAGGGACGCTTTGTCCACCCCACCGGAAACCGTGAACTGCGTGCCCGAAAGTCTCGATATAGTCCCGATCTCCTGCGTCCACCCGTTCACCCCTGCCAGGTAGCCGGAAACCATCTGCGCTTGTTGGGCAGTCGAAAGCCCAAGAGCAACCATGTCGGCGGCCATATTGACCCAGTTGACCGTGACGCCGTTGCCGTCCATGCCGCCGGGGTTGGTGATGGGGTCGTATTTTTCTCCGTTGTATCCGCAATAACCAGAACCAGTCCCGTTGTACCCGAGGCTAAGGCGGTCTTTTGCGGTGAGAGCGAGTAAAACTGCCATTAGACAGACTCCTCAATTTTGAAGGCCATTGAAGTAAGGCCAAACATCCACCATTCAAGCGGACTCAATTCAGAAAGGCACCCTACAAATGACCGTTGCTGCATGAGCTGTGCATTGTTTGGGTCGAATACATAAAGGACGTCTTCCGTGATGCCAGCCATCTGCGTCAGTAGAAGGGCCTTGTTAACCCCCTCAACTGGCTTCATGTATTTAAGTTGGAACACGGCAATGCGGTTCTTGGTGCGCTTGTCAAACCATTTCGTGCCGTCAAGGGCTTTATCCACCACGGATGGATCAACCCAGGCCAGGGAGGCCCCATAAATCATATTGTGTCTGGGGCTCCAGTCTTCGGCCATGTATAAACGCCCAATATCCAAACGCTTGTCTGTGTTGTTTGCATCTTTTATGTAGATGCTCGAATATTGAACGCTTGTTGCGCTTGCAGAAAAGCTGTCGGAATTGAGCAGATAGAGATAAATCTTGCTTATTTTCCCTATTTGTTCGTCCGTGACTTGACCGTAAAGAAAGTTCGAGTCAGCCCACCGCAGTTGCACAGTATCGTACCAACGGGGCCAAACAGGTTGCCACCCATAGTCGTGCATGATCGTGGTGCGTGTCTCGTCAGACCAGAGGATGATACGGGCCTGAGCTTTACGGGTAAGGTTGTGACCGACCAGGGCGTAGGCCGTGAGATATCGGCGCTTGGTGAAATCAATATGAATAACGGCGCTTGCCTGATCCCCATCAGGCAAGGCGACGGCCGGCGTGAAAAGGTCTGCCGATGCGGTCCTGGCAAACTGTCGCAGGAACCGCGTCTGCAAATTCGTCACGGGCAATGCCGTAGACCATCCTTCTCCCGTGACGACAGCCGATGCAGTGTAATCCGGGTAGCAAATCAGGCAGTTGGCCATCAGCCTATAACCTCAACTGTCGCTTCGGCCATTTCGTGGACCTCTGTAATGCTGGTCACGACGAAGTTTTTCCCGTCGTCGAGTTGGAAACGAGGCATTCGTATGGAAACAATGTCGCCAATGTTGACTTTTTTTATGGAATCAATGGTGGTTCTGAAGGTGAATCTGTCGAGGTATTGTCCATAGAACGCCAAAAGGCGCTTGCATTCGGCAAGGGCGTCTGAAAATTTGGTCAAATATGATGTGAAAGAGAGTTCACAGGCCAAGGGATGCGCGGCCAGCGTCGAAAGATTCTCTGCCCGGATTTCCCGCCACTCCTTGCCAACCCACGCCACGCGGGTCGGATCGTTTTCCCAAAGAACAGTCGCGCAGGCGCTTTTTTGCTGTGTCGTCCAATTGTGGACGCATTGCATGATGATGCGATAGGCCATCGTCCCATCATTGCTGTCGAAGGGGGCTGACCGGTCGAAAGAACCCTCGATGATGGTGGAGACGGCTCCGTCGACGTCAAGGGTGAATTGCGCGACCGGATCAGCCGCGGCACTCGGCCTGGAAAGCTGCCCGATGCGCATGAGCCCGTTGCGGTCAAAAGCCCACCAGCACCCCAGGCTGGATGCGATGGCCGAAAGCACGTCGGAAGCGGTCGTGGTGTCGCCAGCGGCCACAGCGTAGCCGACCTCGCCGTTGGCTGTCCCCAGGGAGGCAAGCGCGGTAAAGCTGTCGGCATGCACCTCCGGGCCCACCGGTGGATCGTAACCGGCCGCCGGGCTGGCCGTTGTCGGGCCGGTATAGATGGCCGGCGATGAATAAGCCTCAATCTGCGCACCAAGGCTCGGCGCACCCACGTAGGCCCCGATAGCCCCTGATCCGGCATAGGAGTCGGTGTAACTGCCGGCAGTCCCGGAGAGCAGGGAGAGCGTGGCCTGGATCTGCGAAAAGGATTCGTCCGGCTGGCCGGCCACCCAGATGCGGAGCGCGCCGCTCGAGTCGACAACGGTGCCGCCATCCGTGATGAACCCGGTTGCCTCGTATTGGGGCCCCACGGCCGCGCCATTGGCCTGGAGAAGCAAGACTTCGCCCGTGGTCAGGTCGAAATCGGCCAAGCAGTTGTTGGCCGTGTTGCTCGGGTTGACGAGCTTGAGCCGGGCTAGGGTGCGCCCGGCCGGCGTGACCGGGATCGAAAAGCAGTACATGCCCGTGCCGAGCGTCAACGACTGGGACAGCGTGTGTGTTCCGGTCGAGGCGTCCTCGACCAGGGGCGTCATGCCGGCAAACTGGCCTGAGGCGATGACGGCGCCCTTGGTCAACCCCGAAGCCGTCCACACGGCCTGGCTGAAATCCTCGCTCCACTGGATGAGGTTGACCCGTTTGCGCCGGATGTAGTGCTCGACGATTCGCCGAATGATGCCAGGCACGGTGTCCACGTAGATGCCGCCCAGGGCGCAGCCGCGCACGTCGCAGGTGATACCCGAGGAGACGGCCCCCGCGATCTTGACAAGCCCGTAGGCCAAACAGGTCTGGAAATAGGCCCCATCGGTAATGGTCGAGGCGGCAAGTGTGGCCGGCGTGGCGAAATCCCCTGCGCCACCCGCGCCGTCGCCGCCGTGCGAGGTATCCAGTGCCCAAGCCACAGCATCCACATGGACGGCGTCCACGGCCTTGATTTGGCCGCCTCGCCCATCAACGCCGGCATGGACCATAAACAGCATGTAATAGGCGCTGACACAGGGCGGGCTTATGTTCGGGCAGCGACCGAAGCAAAGCGGCTTCGTCTTACCCATGAGGTCGTCAGGCGTGCCCTCAATGCCGACGCCGGCCACGTTGTTGCCAAGGAACGTGTACTGGCTGAGCGCCTTATCGAAAAATTTGCTATAGTCCCGAACCTTCACGGACATATAACCCCAGGTGAATTCCGGCTGGGACTGCGTTCCGGTCAGAATGACGGCGAAATCGGAATAGGGAGCCTCATTGTCCCCGTAGAGGAGTCGGAGAGGTTGCCCGTCAAAGGCCATGCGCATGTACTGGTCGAGATAGTCCCCCGCCTCGCCCTCCGATTCCAGGGCGATGAGTTGCGCCACTCCATTGCCGCCGTCCGCGCCGCCGCCGGTCAGTCCATCCTTGAAAACGGCTGCCTGCCAGTTGTTGGGGACCTTGATGCGCGGCGCGTAAAATGTGTTCGCCGGGTCGTCGTCGGGACGGGTACAATACCCGCCTGTGGCGCAACGCAGCATGCCGGCCTGCATGGTGGCGGGGTCGAGGTAGGAAACCTCAAGGAGGTAGACCGGGACGCCCACGTCAATTCCTCCCCGCCGCTTGCCGCTCGGCCACGACGCGCATGCGTTGAAATTCCTTGGTCATGCCCTGGAAGGCCTGGAGAAGGGCATTAAATCCGGAGGCCGTGACCTGTGTGTTCTGGTTCACGGCGTTCGCTGCGGCCTTCCCGTCCCCTCCCTTGGCCGCCAGAATGCCCTTCGTCTCGTCGGCGTTGTAGACCCGGGCGTCCTTCCCGAACCGCACCAGTTCCGGCCCGCTCTCGCCCACATAGGCCCACTCGCCGGCGGCCGGGTCGCCACCCGTGGCGTACCCGGTCAGCGTGGAGAGGCCCGACCAGTCCGTACTGGCAAGCGACGACGTGTCGACCGTGGATGTGGTGGCCAGGGAGGCAACCGTGGCCGTGTAGGATTCCGCGTAGGCCGACATGGCCGAAGCGATGTCGGACACCCAGGTCGACTCGTAAGACGAGTTCATGGCCGCCAGGATCGCAGAAAGGCCGCTCGAAATGTCCGTGCCGAGCGCGTCAAGCCCTGCCCCGAGAATTTGCAGGTTGGTGTTGGTCATCGTGAGCTGGTCGATTTCGGCCTGATTTTGGTTGATGACCGTATATTGGGCCTGCAACTGCTCGGCGAGGTATTCCATCTCCGTTTTGGTCGTCGCCTGAAGCTTGGAAAGTTCTCCGGTGACATCGTTGTAAATTTTGTAGTATTGCGACGACGACCCGTAGTAGGATTTTGCAGACTGCAAATATGTCTGACTGAAGCTAGACAACTTCGAGACGTCAGACGAGTAGGTCAGGCTGCTGGAATCCTCATTGGAAACCTTGCTTTTGAGGAGATTATAATACGCCTGCTGCTGCTTGAAAGTTGTTGTCGGCGTATTCGGGGAGAGAGACGAACTCCAGGTGATAGACTGGATGGACGACGTCAGGGTGTCATACAGATTTTTGTATGTGGAGTAGGCCGACGAAACAGATGTGTTGAGGCCATCCACCATGACCTTGACATTCTGGACTTCGGACATTTCCTGTTTAAGTTGGGCGATGCGGACGTTGTTGATCGTCTGCATGAGGTCGAGCGCCTGATACTGGGTGTCCGAGTAATTGGCCATGTAGCTGGCGGCATTTGACCAGAGTGCGAACTGATCCGCGCTCATGTTGCCGGCGTTCATGGCTTCGGTGTATTTATCCCAAAAATTCCCCATGTTGACGCTGTCGTCGCCGAGTTGGGCGATGGAGCTCCCGGCCCCACCGGCGTAGGCCGAAAGGCCGTAGCCGATGGCATCAGATTTCGAGAGCCCGTATCGGATGTAGGTCGAAAAGGCGCTGCTGGCTTGGTCCGTGCCGCCAAGAAGGTCCGACACCTGCGAAAACCAATCCCCCTGGAAGACGGTGGACATGGTTCCGGCCAGCTTCTCCAAGCTGGTGCCGGCGGCAGAGGCCGCGATGGACCCGGTGTTGTAGGCGTCGGCGATGCGCTTGAGTTCGTCGACGTAGACCTCGCCCGACTTGGCGACCTCGTCGAACTCGCCGCGCAGCCCCGCGTTGTCCAGAAGTTGGTAGGCCTGATAGTTGGCCACGGACCGGGCTGCGAACGAGGCGTTTTCCGAGTCGATGTCGAAATCAAAGGGGAAGCTGAAGGACTTGAGCGCAGAGGCCGAAATCCCCATGTTGACCGAGGAGCGCCAGTTTTGGGCCGTGTAGGAATCGAGCGCCGACCGGAAGGCGGACTCAAGCTCCGGGTCGCCTATACTGGCCGACTTGGAATGGCTGGTGCTAGACGACCCGAACATGCCAGACGTGGTCGTCCGGTAGGTGTCGTAGCCGGACTGAGTGATCTTGCCACCCGTAATATTGACTGTGACGCCGCTACCGGTCTTTTCTGTCTTCTTGGTTTCCGATCCGCCCAGGACGGACCCGAGCAGGCCACCGACAATACCGCCGATGGGGCCTCCCAGGGCGCTGCCAAGCAGGGTGGACCCGATCGCACCGCCAGCCAGGCCTCCTAAAGTCCCGCCCACCGTTCCGGTGCCATTCGGGTAGACCAGGGAGGAAATCCCGTACCCGGCCATGGCGCCGGTCAGGGCCCCGGAGGCGATGGTGCCCAAGCCGGTCGAAGTTGAGCCTTCCCATCCGGTGACGTTCTTCCCGGCGAAGGCCGAAACGTCCTTGGCACTCATGTCGGTGCCGATGCCGAGGTTGTCAAAGCCCCACTGGTCGAGCGAATCGACCCACGATCCGCTCCCGGAATTTTTCAGCAGGTCCGAGGCGTTGAAGTTCGTCCCCTGCTGGGCGGTCTGGCTGTTGACGGCCTGGGCGGTTGAAGATCCTCCGGACGCGCCCGTGACCATCGTGACGGCTTGATCCGGCGACAAGCCCATGGCCACCAGTTTGGCCGCCGTGGTGGCGTCAGTGGAAGACAGGCCGGAAAGGGCGCTCGTGTAGGTGGAGACGTCCCACACGTTCCCGCCGGTGGGTGCGGCCCAGAAGGAGGAGCTTGCGGTTCCCCCGGCCTGGGTGATGTTCGAGGTATTCCAGGCGTAGGAGGCGCTGTCGCCGGTCAGGGCCGAATAGATGCCACCACGGGTGTCGATCTTGGAGAGAATCGACTGCGCCCCAAGCTGCCCGAAATTGGCCCCAAGAAGACCGTAAGAGGACGCGGCCGAGGCCACGGCCCGGGTGGCCGTCTCTCCGGCGGGGCCGTAGGGCTGGGAGGACGCGCCAAGAACGTCCTGCATCTCGTTGCCCAGGCGGCGCTTGACACTGGATTGCACGTTGGCCGGCGAGGACCGCCAATACTCCAGCGAATCCCCAGGGCCCTTCATGCGCTCAGCGTAGACGGCCCGGATCAAGTCATCCCGGGAGATGGTTCCCAGATCGAAGCCCTTCAGGGACCGGTCCAGGATCTTGTCGGCCCCGCCGACGCCGTGGGCGTTGGCCATGGCCATGAGCATTTCCTGAACGCCCGGGTCATTCCCGGCGCCGTAGCCCATGGACTCCAAGTGCTTGGCCACGGGCTTGTAGAACTTCTCGGAGGCGAACGACTCCTGCGCCTGCTGGAAAGCCGTGCTCTGCGCCTGATCCTTCCACCAGGACTTGAAGGCGTCGGAGTTGACGGCCGGGTGGTCCGTGTAGCCTGAGGCCTTCAGGAACTCGCCCAGGGAACCGCGCACGGACGAAAGCTGGTATTTCCCGTAGCTGACGCCGCCCGGGTCGCCCCATTTGTCGCCCTTGGAGACAAGGCCGTAGTTTCCGCCGCTCTCGTACTTTCCGGCGATGGAGCCCAGGGCCTTGGCCGCCTCCTGCATAGGGGTTGTGACCTGCGCCGGCGTGTACGTCGGCACGCCCTGGCCGAGCCAGGCCAAAACGGATTCGCTGGCCGGGGCGCTGACGGCTTGCGAGGCAAGCCCCCGGGCCGCGCCCTCGACCGTTTTGGTGGCCGTCTCGCCGCTGCCGATTCCCAGTGCGCCGCCGATGGCCGGCTTGAAAACATTGGCCTTGGCCCAATCCATGGCGATGTCGACGAAAAACTGGAGCGTCTGCCGGCGCATGTTGGCCAGCATGTTCTTCCAGGCGTCCTCGCCCTTACCGGTTACGGCGCCGTCGATGAGGTCCACCAGCCCGGACTTGGTGGTGTCCATCCAGCCCTGGCCGAGCGTCTTGAGGTCGTTGTAGTAATCCTGCCACGCGGAAAGCTGCTGGCTCTGCTGGCCCTGGTACAGGCCGAGCTCGATGTTGACCTGCCCCCGCAAAAAATCGGTAAAGCTACCGGCGTAGGCCTGCCGGGACTCGATCTCGTTTCGGGCAATATCCTCGGATTTCTGGGCCGCGTAGATGCGAAGCGCCACCTCATCCGCGCCAGCCTTGCGGAAGTCCTCAACCTCGCGCGAGAGCATGGCACGGCGTTGGTCGAAGGCCGATCCGTCAATGTCGGAAAGGCCCTTGTAGGACTCCTGCCACGCTTCCCGGGCCTTGAGCGTGTAGGCCTGATCGACGAGGTCCTTGCCGATGCCGAGGGATGCAGCCTGCTTGATGTCGTCCTGATACTGCGACTTCAACCGGAACATGGCCCCCTGGTAGGAGGCCTCGGGGGAACCTGTGAGGCGGCCAAGGTCGGACATGAGGTCGCCGACCGTGGAGAGGGTGTTGCGGAAGTCCTCAAGCGTGCGCTTCGCGTCGCGGAGCCCTTTGTTGTAGTTTATCCAGTATTCCCCGGCCCGGGTGACAGATTCCTTATCGTCGCCCTTGTAGGTGGCCATGCGCGCGCGGAACTGCGCAAGCTCGTCATTGTATGTCTGGAGGTCTTTGATGGCCGAGGACGTGCGGGAATCGCCGAAAAGATCGGCTTGCGCGGATAGGGCGGAAGAGGCCATCCCCTGCACCGACCTCCGCACATCCTCGTTGACCTTGAGGAGTTGCCGCCGCGTTTCGATAAGCTTTTGATCCGCCTCGGCCTGCATCTGCTGGGCGTCGGCGTACATTTGCGAATCGCCCATGGCCTGGGCCAGGGATTGCGCCCGGGAGGCGTTGGCGCGCTCACCGGTCCATGTCTTGGTGGCCTCATCGAGGAGAGCGGACGTTGACTGGTATCCCTTGTTTTTCTCGAGATACCTGGAGATGGTGTCTTTGAGGTCGTAGGCCTCGCGTGTCTGCTGGGCTTGATAGAGCTTGCCGATTTCGCCAGATTTCGGGATATCGGAGGTGTAGGGAGAATCGCCCGGGGCAGAGGTCTCGCCAGGGACGTAGCCCCAATGGAGAGCGAGCCAGTCCCGGCTCTGGGCCTCAAGGCCTTTTTTGGCCTCATCGACCATTCGCTGGCGCTTGGAGGCGTTTTTGTAGTTGCTCCAGCTATTTTCGCCAGAGAAATCGAACAGGTCCCCGCTTGTGAAGTCTTTCCACCAAGAAGAATCCACCCGGCCATCATCAAGGAGTTTCTTTCCTTCAGTGAGCGTGCCCACCTGGGAGCGGATGCCGGCCCATTTGCCAACCTCGGCCATGGCCCTCGCCACAGCCCCGAGACTATCCGCCCATTCCTTCATGCTGGTCTGGAAAGACGGGTCCTTCACAACTTCCGTGAAGTCCTTGAGCGCATCCGTTGTCCCTTCAATGAGGGACTTGTAGGCAGGCTGGAATGATTCGCCGAGATTGACCTTGAAGTCCTCCCAGTAGCGCTCCAGAGAAAGCGCCTGCTTCCCTGGGGTGCCCATGGCGGCTTCGTAGGACCCGGCAATAGCCCTGGTTGCTTCCATGGTCGAGGCAACACGGGCCTGCATCTTCTGGTTTTCGGTCAGGGCGTCCGTGGTCGTGGAGATGGTCCGGGCGTATTTTCGGTAGGCCTCGTCGAAATTGACGATGATGCCCATGGTCCGAAGCATTTCCGGCTGCGCCGTCTGGATGGCCGTGGTCATGCGGCCGAAGGCTTCCGAGGAATTCACATTGCCGATGACGGCGGCATCCTGGGCAGTTCTGGCCAGTTTTGACGAGCTCGCCAAGTCCATTTGCGCCTGGATCATCTGCGAAATGGACTGGCGGGAGGCCAGCATGGAAATGCCCGTGCGCTCTAAGGAAGTCTGGTAGGTGTTGAGCTCCGAGGCGGCGTAACCGGCGTTTGCGCCGACTGTGCGCATGACGATGCCGAGCGTGTCATAGCGGGCGGCCAGAGTCGTGGAATCCGAGAGGAACGACGCAGCGCTGCGCAGGGAAACATAGGCCCCGGCCAGGGCTGTGACCTGCGTGACGAGGGCACCAAAAGACTGATTTAAAAAAGAGACGCTGTTGCTAGCCTCCCTGTGCTGCGCAGCATTTTGGACAACCCGCTCTCCGAGGGCCTTGGCTTCCTTCTCGGTAAGCCCCATGGCCTTGGCGTCGGCCTCCACGGCCTTCCGGTGGGTCTCAATCCCCTTCGTGTCGCCAATTGATGCTTCAAGTTCGACAATTCTCTTTTTGAGGGCGTCAAATTCCGTTGCAGACAACTTGTTTGACGCGCGCAGGTCCTCCATCTCCTTGCGTAGCGCAGAAATGTTAGTTCTGGCGGAGGAGGTGTCTATTGTGACTTGGTAACCGGCGCTAGGCATAGTAGAAGCCTACAAGGATCGTTATATCTCTTCGGACGCGAGTTGGTCGATAAGCTGTTCAACAATGGCTCTGTCAACGTTGAGCGCTCTTAATCTTACCGTGCATACAACTTCTTCGGTCATGAGGCCTTGCGCATGGAGCACATCAATGGATTTGTCGAGGCGTTCGAGGCCAGAGGCGAAATCATGCTGTATCCCAACAATCTCGCTTGAGTATTTGGACTTGGCCACCCTGACCATGTCCAACCTGACAATCCCGACCACGCCTTCCGGCACCGTCTGCGTGATGTCCATTGACTTTCCCTCCCCGGTTTGCCCCATGCTGCCCGGCCCTCTGGACATCCGCCGCCCCTGCGATGGGAATTTTTCGGGCCAAGCTCAGCCAGGATGAAGAGACGCCCGCGCATGGACCATCATGGGGATGCGAGAGAGGGACCTAGCCCGCCGCGAGGCATTTAAATAACTAAGAGAATTTGGAGGATAAGGGCAGGCTGTAGGGGAGTACGCGGAATGGCCTGCGGATTGATTTTTCTTAAAAGGGCCTTATTTGAGTTGACGAGAGGAGCCCTCCCGATGTTAGGGATAGTCCCATGGCTACCAACGGCATAACGAGTGAGGGATGAACGTATGACAGCCCTTACCCATGATGAGATCCAGTGTGACGCCAAGTCTCTCGCCAGATGGGTCGCCGACCTTGTCCCCCGGCCAAGGCTGCGCATAGCAATCCAAGCGTTTGCGGTAGCAAGCCGAGCCATATCTGTCGGGAAATCTGCGCGAGAGTGCTTGCACAGTTGCCCTGCGCTCGCGGAATCGTCTCCTCCGTGTTTGTCTGAAAGGATCGACACCGCACGGAGCCTTGAAAAAGATTTTCGTCTTCTTGCCCATGGCTTTGGGCTTCTGACCCCTCTTGTCCGAGAAAAATTCCTTAAAGCTTCGGACGTGTGGGGCTTGGTTGCTGAAGATGCAGAAGATATCCGTGACATGATCGCGGCTGAGCAAGACAACGCCCCAAGCATCCCATGGGAACAGCTCAAGGCTGAACTTGGCTTGTGCCCTACACAATAATATTTAAGCCTGGAGCGGAACGAGAGTTTCGCAAACTCCCTCATTCCGTACAGCCTGTGATTGCTGCGGCGATCGATTCCTTAGCCGATAACCCCAGGCCCCATGGCTCTGAAAAACTGACGGACAAAAAAGGTCTTCGCATCCGCGTCGGAAACTACCGGATTGTGTATGACGTCCAGGATAGGCAGCTTATTGTCGAAGTTTTAAAGGTCGCCGACAGAAAGGAAGTTTACCGGTAGCACACCCCACCCCTGGCCCCATCAGCCCCGCCCGCGCGGGGCTTTTTTGTAGCCTGCCGCTTGCCCTTGCGCCCTGTCCGCTGGTATCGGGGGCACGAAAGGGGAGGGCTGTATGGCGCTTGTCAAGTGTCCTGAGTGCGGGCGGGAGGTGTCGGACAAGGCGAAGGCGTGTCCGGGGTGTGGGCGGCCGATTGCCAAATTGGGACAGAAAGCCAGCCGCAATACAGGATGGTTGGCTATCTTGGGAATATTTCTCTTGATGGTAGCCTTTGGCATTATAACAAAAAGTTGTGGGAAAGATATAAACACTTCTGCATCTTTATTGAATCATTCATCCTCGCCTTCCCAGGCAGGGCAACGCATATCTGAACGCTCTGTTGACTCCTTACAGTTCTCGACTGGGAATATCTACGTTGGGCAGCTTTTTAATAATACGTTAAAGGTCATCACTGTCCCGATGGTGAATCTAAATATCGAGAAAGACCCAAAACTTCCTGGCAGCCTACAAGTGACAAAATCTGTCACATTTGAGGGGAAGCGCCTTGTACTGGTCATGGGTAGGGAGAGGGACCCGGGACCGTATGTGGTGCGGTCGATTGTGGTGGAGTAGCTATGACTGAAGAAGATATATTTAATTATATAAATGGAGTTCACATATCATTTTTTACATCAATAGATAAACATAACATAGACGAAATGATGTTGTGCTGTCGCAGGCAGATGGAGCTTTTCCAGAAAAAAGGACAGTTCCCAGTTCCTGGTAATTTTAGGCGTGTAGCTATCTTGGCAAAGAAGGTTAAAAATTATGAGCTAGAGGTAAAAATATGCGAACTATATATAAGAATTATGGGAATGTATTACGAAAACATGAAACTGAAAGGGAAGACTCCAGGTGTTGATTGCCTTGATGAAGACAAAAGCCCACATTATAGAGATATAGTCAAACGCCTCCCAAGGGCGCGCGCCAATCTGGCCAAGCAGCGGGCCGAAAAAATAGACGCCGCGCAGGGGATTCCTTGACTTCCTCGCTCTCTAGCCCCATGGGAACCCTATGACGCTCCTTTTCGACGATTCCAAAAAACTGGAAAAGGCTGTTGGCCCCGAAGCGGCCGAAGTCATCGCCAAGCTGTTCGAGAACCAGGACGAGGCCATCAGGAAAGACTTGGCGACCAAGCACGACATCGCGCTTGTTCAAAAAGACATCGCCTTGCTCAAGGCAGACGTTGACACCAAGCTGGCCGAAACCAAGGCTGACCTCATCAAGTGGGTGGCGGGCATGCTGGTGGCCCAATCCGCCATCATTGCCGCCCTGGTGAAGCTACTTACAAAATAGCATTGACTTTCCCCCTGTTCAACCCGCCCTAGGCCCCCGAAAAATCCGAGGGCCTTCTTTTTTCTTGACACGGAGGAAAATTTTTGCGGGCAGGCGCGCCAACGCTAATTGGCGTTATTTGATCTCATAATTGCTGATGCATCCTGTGTCGCCATCGAACGATTTGTACTTAAGGACTTTTCCGCTTGAAGTGTCTATCACGATTGCCGCTAGAAGTTTAGAGCTAAATTGTTCGCTTAAGAACTGAGTGTCATATGGTGATTGTATGGTTGGAGATATTTTGTAATAGTCATGTTTGAAGTATATTTGTTTCCCATCGTCACTATATGTTTTCTCTGGCTTCGCTAGAATCGCTACCGCGTATCTATTTTTTAGCTCTTTAGCTTTCTCTGTCTCGATAGAAACGCTACCTATTGGTATATACCCATTATATTTGTCTGTTTTTGTATATGATGTGCTTTCTATATTTGTAAAAGAAACAGAGTATTTTGTTTCAATTATTTTCTTTATGTTTTTAGTTAATCCCAACGGACTTTCTCCAATATAATCAGAGCCGCTTACATCTGTTTTTAATAAGATTGCCCCAGGGTAGTTGATGCCAAAAGCCATAGTACCGTCATCGGCGTTGTATCGCGACCATCCCCCCTTGGTATCCAGCAAAAACAGATAGCATCTGTCTTCTATCTTCTTGGCCTCATTTCTTAGGTCTTCGATTTTTTTGTTATATTGAACTGTTGTTTCAAACTCATCTTTCTTTGGTAAGTGCTCAAAACGTGAAAAATCGATAAAGATATTGTGTATGTCGTCGTAATTTGTGCAGCACTTTTTCTTGAAAACTTCCCTTTTAGTTTGCATTTTTGTTGACTCTATCTTGCTTGGCGATACTCGGTTTGCCTTCTTTTTGGCGTCGGCCAAGGCTTTGGCAAGCGGATCGTCCCCTGATGTCTGACTCTCCGTATGCGCAACGCCAAGTGGTTGGCCTGAAAGTTCGCACATCCTTTTTAGCACATTATACATCGTCGACCCTTCATATTCTTGGCCGACAGGGTATTGTTTTGTGCTCTTGTATAATAATCTGTTGGGACGGCCAAAAACTGAATCTTGAATAAGATGATATTTTAGCTCTTGGCAGTTGAATTCGACTTCAGAATATGAAACGTATGCGCTAGAAAAATCTATGGCGCTATCAATATATTTAAGCATGGCCCTGTTGGAATCGTCGATATTTGTCTTGCATAATATCCTTTTGAAAGAGCTTCCATCGTCCTGTATGCCAGCCTTATTGCAAAGAAGATCACCCTGGTTGCCGCTCATAAGTAAAACCCATTCAGGCGCGGGGGGAGCGGCAAAAGCATCGCATTGGCTCCATCCAATAAATGAGAGACAAATCTGACATAGAATAAAGAGAGTGTGCTTGGTCATTTCTTGTGACCCCTTGTCATTTCTTGATATTTTCGAAAAACCGATACCAACTGCCGGCATGAGAGAGCAAGCCCTGACGAGTGGTTTTTTTCTTGACATGATGAAAATTTCGCGCGGGCCGGGTTGACAATGCCGCTAATGCTGATTAGCAGTATTCCCAAGGGGGAAACATGGAAACGATGGTTTTCAACATGAAAAACTTTCCGACCGAGCTTCACCGACAGGCGAAGATTGCGGCCGTTAAGGAGGGGAAGGCCCTAAAAGACTGGATGATCGAAGCTGTCAAGGAGAAATTGGAGCGTTCCAAGGAAACCCAGTAACGAAAACGGCCCCAACCGAGCGCGCCAACGCTCGACTAGGGCCTAACCCCAGCACACCTTACGTGGAGGTGCACCATGGCTCAGGCTATTTTATCCGAACCCGTTTCGACGGGCAATGGTCTTCCGGGCGCAATGCCCATCCTGTCTCTCGTCAACGGCCATCCCCGGGCTTCATCCGTCGCCGTCGCTGAACACTTCAAGAAGCGGCACGACAATGTGATGAGGGCAATCACACAGACGTGCCATCATCTGCCAAGCAATTTCTGTGCCCTCAATTTTGAGGAGGTGTCCGTAGCACTTCCCCATCCTCGGGGTGGCACCCGCCAGGAGCGCGCCTACCTCATGACCCGCGATGGCTTCGCCCTGATCGTGATGAGCTTCACCGGCAAGGAGGCCATGGCCTGGAAGCTGCGCTACATCGAAGCCTTCAACGCCATGGAAGCCGAGCTTGCCCGCCAGCAGGCCCCGGCGGCCATTCCCACCACCATCTCCACGTCCTCCCGCCTTTCGATCCAAAACCTGATCGCGGCCAAGGTGTCGCATTACCCCTCGGAACTGCGTCCCAAGGCGTTTAAGGAGGCGTGGTCGCGCCTCAAGAACAAGTTCAAGGTCGCCAAGTATGAGGACCTGCCCGAGGCCGCGTACCAGGACGTGGTGAGCTACATCCTGGCCATGGAGGTGCGGACGGCGCTTCCGGCCGGTGAGCAGCCCAAGTCGCTCCCCGAAGCGCCCAAGGCCAACACGATTCAGGACTATATCAAGTTCTACCCGAGCCTGCCCGAAGGCTCCGAGATGTGGCGCCGACTTTCCTTTCGGGCCGCCGATGCCTTTGAACGGCTCGGTAAGGATCTGGACACCATTAAGGCCGAGGCTTTCCGCCCCTTCCGGGAAAACCGCCGTTCCGGCGTGGCCACGTTCCTTGACCACGCCATGGGCCCGCACCGTGCTATGTTTGAAATCGCTGACGAGCATATGCGCACGGCCTACCGGTGCATTTTCGAGGCCATGGACGGTCTGGTCGCCATTCACTCGCTGCTGAGGAGGGGGTAAGACCATGAGCAACCCCCGCAACACCGACGAGGCAAAGGCCCTGGCTATGGCAATAATTGAGATCGCCCGCGCAATCGCCCGGGAACGGATCGGCAAGCGCGATGACGCCGCCCCGGCCCCGGAGGTGGTGCCGGCGTAGGGCAGGGGAGAATAAGAGGATATGGGCCGCTCGGGAGGGCGGCCTTTTTTAGGCCATAATGCGAGCACCGAAACTTTTTTGCGCGGACTGAAATTTTTCTTGCAAAAAGTTTCTACACGCGCTAGTTTTTTCTTGCTGGCGGGAAGCGGCCCGGCCCGCAAACCCTGACCGGGGCGAGAATACGCCCCGAAAGGAGACTCCAAAATGGCAATGCGCGAAATTTTCCGGGACTTGGCTGGACTAACCATTGAGGTTGATACGGATGCTGGCAAGGCCCGAATTTCTAAGGCCGGCAGGACCCAGGATTTCGATTTCCCTCTGAATTTCAAATCGGACTACCCGCTCCCCAAGTTCGCGGTGGACATGGTCCGCAAGGCCGGAAAAGACCCTGTCGATTATTTTTGGGGTGGGTATGTTATGGCCATCGGGGCCAAGCCTGCCTTTGACGAGGCCTTGGCCGAATACCGCGACAACTATATCGCGGCTCGTAATCATCGCGAGGACGCCCTCGAACTGGCCGTTCCTGGCCTTGCCAAACTGCGTGCCACCCGTGCGGACGAGGCCCGCTACCGGGAAGAATTTGAGCGCATGATGAAAGACGAGGGCAACGACGGCGTCAACCCTCCTACCAAACCAGCCGTCTCGTCGTCTGACCTCGCCGCACAGTTCCCCCGCGCCGCTCTCTACCTCAAGGCCGAAAGCTACTCTTGCGCCAGCAACCACCACAAGGCCTCCGCTGGCTCCAAGGCCGTGGCGATATTGGCTGAGGGCGGTAGCGAGGACGAGGCCCGCGCCGTACTGGATAACTGGCTGCCCGAGAGCGCCTATTGGGATTAGTGGAATAAGGGAGAAATGAAATGATACACCGTTTACCAAAATCAATATGGCTTGACGACGTAAAGTATCAGCTCGAATGGCAAGGCAATGGGAATATGGATGGGTGGTATGCAAAAATAAACATCGGAAGGACGTTTTCAGAAGAACCGGGCGACGACGGACTTTCCGAATTGGATTGGTTTTTGAACAGAAACTCCGAATATTCACCTTGCGCTTTTGATGTTTACCCCAACGGAGACGTTGTTTGCAGGGTGAGGGTATAACGTCATGCTTCGCCCCGTCATCTGAAGATGGCGGAGCGTGGATTGAAACACCACTATGGTGCAATTACTGCGCTGGGGTAGGGATGCAAAAATACGATATTTCGGCCGCACAGGAAGCAAAGCGGATGGGCGTTGACCGAACGACTCTTGTGCAGGCAATAAAAAACAATCTATGTGACGGAGAAGAGCGTGCCGGATATTGGTACACGTCTACGGTGGCGGCTGCAAAATGGTACGCCGAGCACTACCGCCATGCTGGCGCGCTCTACAGTAAGACGGCTGGCAAGTCGTGGACGCAGGATTTTCCGCGCATGCGGGAGATGATTGAGGGCGGGAAATCCGTTGAGGAGATTGCTGCCTCGCTCAAGCGCAGCGTCGGCGCGGTCAAGGTCAAGGCATGCAAGGAAGGGTTAAAACCCGTGAAAATTGCGAAGCAGGCGCGCCTCCGGGATGTTCCGCCGCCTGTCGCCGAGGGTGATCGCCGGCAGCCCCAGGATCGGTACAAGCAACGCCGTCAAGACGATCGCGAGGGACGTTTGCGCATCCACGTAGCCCCTGAGGTCAAGCGGATGCTGGCGGCAGGTCTGTCACGCATCAATGCACGGCTGCCGGAAGGTGAGCGCGTGACCATGGCGCAATTTCTGGGCTGGGCTGGGTTGGCGGCGGTCGAGGATGAGACGGTTTTAGAGAGAGGAAAGGTGCTGGCCGCGAAACTCTAACAAACGCAAAAGGGGCCGACTCTCGCCGGCCCCTTACCCTTCTTCCTCTCCCCACGGATTCCCGCTCCCGCCCCCGTCTGGCTTGTCCTTGTTTCGCTTCCACCGCTCCAGAATCAGCGGGTACACCTCAGTTTCGAGCTTGAGCACCCGTTCCAACGTCTCCACGGGCTCCCGGTAGGCCCTGCGCAGCCGGTCGACAATCTCGCTCGTGATGGGCAGCGGCACGGCCAGGGATTGAGCCCCGGCCAGTGAAACCATGAACTCGGTCCGCGTCTTCCGGTCGAACTGGTGTGCGGTCTGCCAGATTTTCCATGGGATGGCGTTGGTGGGAAAAAGCGGGGCCGGCTTCGAGCACTCCGGGGTGCCGCAGGGGGGCGGGAGGTCGTCCATCTCGTAGACGTCGCGGCACGCCTCGCATGGATCGCCATCCAGCCCCCATATTTTCCAGCGTCCCCAGGCTAGGAGTTTTTTTCGGTGGCCTCGACCAGGAGGGCGTCGGGCTTGCGGAGCTCGGCCATAACCTTGTTGATGAGACCGGCGTGCATCTCGCAGAGGCGGTCGAGGTTCGCCGGCGAAAACGGGATGTCCTTGCCGTCCTTTCCGGGAAGCCCGGTGAAGTTGGTGATGGTCCGGCGGGCGCGCTCCTTGAGCAGGCCAACGTGGTCCTCGATGACCATGTTGCCGGTGGCCGCGTTGTACTTCAGGAACTTCCGTTCGAGGGCCTGATCCTCGCTGGTTTCGAGCGGCGTTCCGGTCCAGGTGGCCTTCATGTATTCGACCACGCGAATGGTCCGTTCTTCCGGTTCGAGCAAAAAGCAGTCAGCCATGATGTTTTCCCCTTCCCCCGTTATTGCGGGCCGGAAGCGGCCGGGGATTCCGCTTGTCAGGCGCGCGCCCTATCCGACCCGCGAAAAGGTGAAGTCCTACTTGAAGGTCCAGATCATGGAGTCTTCGCCGTTGACCTCGAGGCCGGCATAGTCGGTGGACCAGTCAACAAACGGGCCGTTGTTGGTGAGCTTCGGGACCTGGATGCGGCAGCGCGCCATATCCTGCTGGAGGATGTAGCCGGCGACGTTCCCGAAGTTGACGACGATGGCCTGTTCCAAGCCGTCGAAGCCGTCCTTGAACTTGTCCACGGCGGCCGGGCGCAAGTGCCCCTTGATCGTTCCGGACACCTTACGGGCGTCCTCGCCGTAGTCCTCGGGGAAGCCGCTTTCGGTGATCTCGTCGTCCACCATCTGGATCTTGTCCGCAAAGGTGGTATCGAGCGACATGAGCCGCGTGGTGGCGCCGCCGATCGTGATCGAGGTCTTGCGGCACTCGATGGGCTTGCCGATTTTGGTCGGCGTGGGCAGATAGCCCCGGATGACGTCACCCGTGGCCCAGCCGCCGGCGGCGACGATGTTGGGCGAGATGCTCAGCACGCCGGTATCGTAATTGACGGCGGTGATCTCGTAGCCGTTGGTCGCGCTGTCGTTCTGGGTCTTGTTGTAGATCCGGCCGCCGGCCTTGTACCGCTTCGGGTGGCTCACGGTGATGGCGGCGGCGTCGAAAGCCGCATCGGCAGCCAGGTCGTCCAGGCCGCACCAGCCCATCTCCATGAACTGCACGTTCATGTCGAGGGCGACGCCACCCTTGTTGACGGCGCTCACCTTGCCTTGGTCCACGACGCAGCCGCGCGCGAAAAAGAGGGCCGGACCGCGTCGATACCATGTGGAGAAGCTGGGCTTGTCGATGGCCGGCGAGTAGACGACAGAGATACCCGCGTTGACCGTTTGCTTCCCGAACATGGAGCGCAGGACCGCGTCACCCATAGGGACAGTCCCGGGCGTACCGCTCGGGCGGGCGTACATCTTGAACGGCGTTGTGCCGGCAGGCGTCATGTCCTGAAACTGTTCGACCAGGCCACGGGTACCGGTCTGGATTTCCTCCGAGTCCGTGTAGCTCGGGTTCTGGTTCATGTCCGGGAAGCCAGCGGCCAGGACAGCATCGGTCGAGGCCGGGAAGGTCAAGCCGCCCCTGGTGGGTTCCGCCACGCAGAAGAAGCCGAACTCTCTGCCTCTGGCGATGGTTTCTTCGATGGCCATGGTAGCCTCCTCGAAAAGTCGAAGTTCCTGGTTGTTCCAGGCCCTCCGGCCTTCAAGAGGCTCCGGGGCTCAACGGGACGGGGCGCGGTTACTGCCGGCGTTTCGGCCGGTGCTCGACGGCCACGCCCCCCCTGAAAACGATGCGTTCGCCGCAGCGGGGGCAAACGACACGGGCAAACTTGGGTTCGGACTCCTCGATCATCCGGTCGCAAGCGGGGCAGGTGTGCTTGACCAGCACGGAGCCCGGTGGCGGGGTGATCGAAAAGTCGGAAAAGTAGTCCATCACAGCACCTTCACGCCGACCTGGATGCACACGAGTTCATCACGCAAGGGGTACTCGACGCGGACCATGGCCAAGTCGGTCACCGTCGTGTCCGTCTCGTCCTCGAACCGCTCGACAAGCCCCTTGACGACGTCGCCAAGGGCGTTGGCCTTGTCGCGGATTTCCTGGGCGTTCATGACGCTCTCCTTACTCCCCGTCCTGCACCCAGAAAGGGCATGTGACGGTGTGTTGCTGGTTTCCGTTCGTGACGCCGTTATCCCTGGTGGACGGGCCTTCTTGACCTGGCTTGTCCCCTGGCGCAAAAAATACCTCGTCCACGTCTTTGCCCTTAAAAAGAGCTTTGACCTGGGAACTTAAGGCTGCCCCGACCTGCACGCCGCATCCTTCCGGGGTGAATACCTGGACCTTGACCACGCCGTTGCTATGGCTTGAAGCATCAGGCCCCACCTCGTCGGAAAAAGATGGGCCCAGAACAACGGTGAATCTGACCCATTTCCCGTCAGCAGGTGGCGTGAAGGGAAGATTGTCGTAGGCAGCAGGTGTGGCTGTCCAATTGGCGTAGAAGTAGGCCTGGAGGACCCTGAGAATGGCGTCATCGGTCATGCCGAGTACCCCCGGCTTTGAGCCTCCCCTTGAACGTGTTCGGCGAAGGCCAGCATGGCGTTGGCGATGAAGCCGGACGGGGCGTGCTCGGAATGCCCATCCTCAAGCGCCATGAGATATTCGATGTTGTTGTAGAGCACGTAGACGTCGGAATCAGGGAGCGCGGCGACTATCTGCTGTACCTTGGCGGCAAGGTCCATGCCCTTGTAGTCTCCAGGTGGCTCTTTCCAGTCCGTCCAATCCGGTCCGACCATCCATGACGCAGCGCATCGGACAGTGTCCTTGGGGTTTTCTTCTGTGAGGGTCACCATGAGCTTAAGAATGGCTGCGCGAACGACAGCCCGGAAATCCGTCTCCACGGAATCCACCATCTCTTGCAGGGCCCGCCCGAAGGCGTCGGCGCTGGATTGAAGGTTGGCCTGCATCTATTTGCTCTCCCACCAAAAAACGATGGCGCTTACGGCAAGGAAGAGGCCAAGGGAAATAACGCTGAGGACGGGATGCTTTATGGCGAAAGCTAACCAAGTCAGATTGATAAAATCATGAAGCATGGCTATTTCCTCCCCTGGACCTTGTAGAGCAGCGCCACGCCGCCCGGGGACACGATGTCCACGTTTTGGACGGACCAGACGTCGCCGCCGGCGTCCGTCAGCGTGTCCGAGGTCATGGGCGTACATCCCAAAGCGGACGCGGCCACGGTGAAAAGCTTGTCGCCCTGCTGGATGAGCGTTCCGTCAACCAAGTCCTGGCGGTAACTGGTAGCGATGGCGTAGCCGGTGAAAGTGAGCGGGGTGGTCGGCTTGTAAGCCCCGGTCGTCGGGTCGAACTCGCCGGGGCCCTCTTGCGCGCGGGTGATGGTGATGGGCTGGCCCTTGGCCTTGATTTGGGCGGCAGACCGGACGGCGATAGCAGCGTAGTTCATGGGGCTTAGACCTTCGAGCTATCCCCGGCTTTGATGGCCCGGACGGTGTTCGCCAGGATCGAAGCCAAGTCGGCGGAATAGCCGAATCGCTCCTTGTTGACCTCGACAGACCTGATGGGGTCGCCGTCTGCATGCCTTTCCGAAGCGGCTACCCAGTCGCAGATCATCTCGACCAGATCCACGAGGTTCATCGCTTCAATACCGCGATTGCCACCCCACTCGGGGCCATTGAAAAACTCGGGATGGTGCCTGTTGCTGAGATGATGATGCTCAATGGCAACCCTCATCTCCGCCATAAAGGCCTTGTATCCCTCGCTCCCATAGGTCACGTCCCTGAGTTTAGGGGTAAAGACGTCGAAGATGCCCTTCTCGGGCTCTTCGAGCTTGCTCTTGTCGTGGGCGGACGACCTCTTGAGAAGCTCCGAAACAACAAAGGAAATGAGTTCCCCCACGCGCATGATGTGGGCTTGTGTTGCGGCTGTCGAATCGTATCCCATGCCTATTCTCCTTCCACATAGTCACACGGCGGCGTCTCGTTGAACCGCACGGCCCGAATAGTGGCGCACCCCTCGACCAAGGCCCGGGTGATGCGGTGCCAGCCGTCCATGACGAAGCCCTCGGCGTCGAGGATGATGGGGCAATCCATGTCGGCGGCCATGACACGCTTCATGTGCGCGGCAAGGTCAACGGCCGACTCGATCGGGTCCCAAACGTGCTGGCCGACGAAAAGAGCCACAAGCGGGAGGTCGAAAGGCTCAAGCGCCTTGGCCCGGTCGATCAAAACGGAGACAAGCCACACCCTGTTCCCGCTACGAAATTTGTTCTCGAACCCGTGGTAGGACTTGAGGGCGACTGGTTTGTAGGTGGTCATTCCGGCGCTCTCACGTTCGTGATTTCTTCCGGCATTCCATCCACGGCGTCCTTGCCCGGCCATTCCTTCGGCAGGACCTCAAGGGCGGCCACAACGTCCACGCGGCAGTAAAGCTCGATGACGGCCTTCGGGACGGGGAGCAGCTTCCCCTCGTGGTCACGGATGTGGATGGTCATGTTGCACACGCCGGGGATGGCGGCACCGGTGGCTGGATCGACCACGCGCATTTGCCTGGTGGTGCTTTCCGACTCGACCCTGACGTAGCGCTCAATGCCCATGGCTACCCCCGCACCAGCGTGACGCTGGCGCTCGACTTCAAAAACGGCCGCAGCAGGGCCTCAACCGCCAAGAACCGCGTTCCGGCCGGCGCGCCGTTGGCGTATTGCGTGGTGATGACGTCCACGCGCTCCATGACCACCTGGCCGCCGCGCTCCAGGTCCGGCAGCATGTCCGTGCCGGCGAGGTAGCGCAGGGCGGCTTCGCATTGGGCCTGTTTGACGGCCTCGGGGATCTCGTTGGAGGGCCAGCAATTGACGTAGTAGGAACGCAGGTAGTTCGCGCCGGAATCGCCAGGCAGGGGCACGTCATACCGTGGCCAGCACATGGCCTGTCGGACGCGGTCAACCTTGTCGCCGATCCAGCGAAGGCCATTCAGGTAGCGCCCCGCCCGGACAAGAACGGCCTCTTTGGCCGCATTCTCACCGGCCCATGTCGCTTCCCCGGACGCGGCGAAATAGGCGTCGGCATAGGCCACATCCGCGAATGTGTTGGCGCCCTGGACGCCGGCCCCTGTTTCGACGACGAGCGCCATGGGCTACGCCTTGGGCTCCGCTTCGGCGGCCTGGATCACGGCCAGAACGGCGTCCTTGGTGGTGGCGTCGGCCCCGAGGGTAATGCCCTTCTCCTTGGCGTAGGCGCGCATCTGGGCGGTGGTCATGTCGGCGAGAGCCTTGGGCTCCGCTTCGGCGGCCTCGCCGAATTTGGTGTGTTCTTTCGGGTCGAAATCGTCTTCATTGATGAGCATCCCGTCAGGGAAACCCTCGTGCTCAATGCGGATGGTCTTGATTCCGCGCATGGCGTTCTCCTTTGCGGCGGGCACCCCTTAGATCGCCCGCCGCTCTATGGTCGGGCCTAGCCGGCGACGCGGCAGGCCAGTTCCGGGCGCACCAGGGCCGCGCCGAACAGGATGTCGTAGGACCAACGGGTCCGCTTATGCTGCCGGGAAATCTCCAGGCGCAGGGACAGGCCGGAAACCGGGTCCTGGGCGCTCTGGATGATATTTCCGAGGCCATCGGCGGAATCCATCAGCGGCCGGTTGGCGAAGGCGATGGCGTCGCGGTGGAAGGCCATGTTGACCACGTGGGACGCCTTGACGGTCGCAGCCTCGGAGCCGGCCAGGGCCTTCTGGAGCCCGGGTTCGATCTTCACGGTGACGTCCGTGGCAGCAGCGGCCTGGGTAGCATCTTCGGTAACGACGTAGGTTTGATCCTGGCCGGCGAAGGTGATGATGTCGCCAGCCTTGAGGGCGCACGCGCCGGTGGAGGCGGCGGTGGTGCAGGTGATGGACTTCGCCCCGACGGCCTGGGCGGTGGACGCCTTGGCGATAAGGCCGGTGGTGATGGAGCCGGCGGTATGTGTCGGCACGTTCTGGTCCAGGAACCAGTTGAACCCGAGCTTGCGGACGATGTTGCCTTCGTTGATGCCCTGGGCGTCGCCGGTCCAGGAAACGTCCTGGAAGGCGCGCAGGCCAAGCGCATTGGCCTCGCAGTCGGCGTCGAAGACGAAACGGCGGTCGCCCATGGGGGCAAGCTGGTTGTTGAGCACCTTGCGGGCGGCGGTGGCAGCGGTCACATCGGTGGCAAACGGCGTGGTGCCGGGTGTGCCGACGAGGCCGTAAATGCCCGTGTAGAGGCCGAGCAGATAGGCGTCCACGAAGTTGGCCAGCCCCTTGACGGCTTCGGCGGCCTGCATGGGGATCACGCCGCCCATGGCTTCCATCATGTCCTTGTCGGACAGAAAGAAGGGGGCCTCACGCCACTGGTCCATGGCCAGGGGAACCGTGTCCAGGGTCACGCCGGCGTCATCCGGGGCTACGTAGCTCGGGGTGACGGCGTTGGTGGAAATGGCGGACGGGACGGGGATATCAATGGTTGCGCCCTGCTTGGCGGCATCGATACCGTAGCTTCCGTTGACCAAACGCGGCATGACGCAGGTCTGGCGCAGGGTCAGAAGGCCCTGGGCAAGAATCTGCGGGACGACCTTGGTGAGCGTATTGACGTTGGGCATTTGTCAGATCCTTTCCCGTCCACCTGCGGCGCTTAGGACTGAGGCTGGACGGAGATTTTTCCCGCAGCGATGTCCTCCAGGTTGGCCCCAAAGGCCTTCATGTCGCTGGCGAGGATGGTTTGCGGGGCACCCTGCTGGTTGCCTCTGGGCTGCGGAGCGCCGCCGCCGGAAGCGCCGGCTCCGGCGTAAAATTTGGGGCGCTCTTCCTTGTAGGTTTTGGCAAAGAAGGCGCTCAGGTCGTCGGGGGAGGGCTGGCCGTCCTTTCCCAGGACGGTAATCCCGCCATCTTCTTCCATGCGGAAGCGAGGCGAGGTGAGGTGCATGACGTCCTCGACGTCCTCGGGGATGACGCCGGCCTTGAGCGCGGCCTCGCGAACCTCGCGGTCAAGATGGAGCTTGCGGAGCAGGGCGTCCTTTTCGGACAACTTGGCCTTGAATTCGGCTTCCTTCTTTTCCTGGTCGGCGCGCCACTTCTCGCGGAGCTTGTCGAACTCGCCTTTTTCTTCCATCTGCTTGGCGGCCCGTTCCTCGGCCTCCTTCTTCAGCCGAGCGTATTCCTCGGGGTCCAAGTCCTTGAGCCCGGAAAGCTTCTTCTCGAAGTCGCGGGCGCGTTCACGTTCCTTCTGCAACGCCGATTTGAGGCCGGAAGTGTCTTCCAGGCCATCCACGTCGAGGTGAAACTTCCCGTCTTTCTCGACGTAAAGCGCCTTCTGGCCTTCTTCGAGGCCGTCCAGGGTATCCAGCACGAGTTTCAACGCCATTTTCGATCCCTCCCGGATCAAGCCGCAGAGCATCACGCCGAGCGGCTGCTTGCAGATGCAACCCACGCTATGGGCCGCCATGGACATGCGCCGCCCCCTGCATGAGAAAATTTGCAGGGGCTTGGCGATTTCTTGCCCACGCTACGAGCGGCCGTGCGCATCGAATACCGGACGGATGCAAATATTTTTGGGGAGGGAATGGAGACAGGGCGGGGTAGAGCTCGGAGCAGAGATTTTTGGGGGAATTTAATAAAAAGTTATTGACAAAAATTTTTACGTTGATATTGTATTTACAACGAGGGCGGGAACGGCCCGCCGGGAAAACAAGACAAGGGGAGAAGAGATGGCCACCAGTAAACAGCACCGGACAGCCTACGAACTCAATAAGGCCTTTGCGAGAATGGACGTGATGCGCGGCAACCATGAACTGGCCGCCGCCGGCTACCGGGCGGCCCGGCACCAACTCAAGTGGAGCAAGGAAGCGGCCGAACGAGAGGCCAACGAGAAAGCCCCCACCGGCGGCAACCGGTAGGGGCTGGAAGTGAAACCAGGGCTTACCCCGATCTCGAGCAAAGAAGAGGGTAGGCCCGCAAATCGATGGAGTCAAGTTCATGAGCTTAACCTATACGTTAAAACCTACCGGATTCGGTAGTGAACGCTATGGAAATTGCGAAATATGCGGAAATCGTTGTGATAGCGTCTACATCCAAACAAAATACGGGAGCAGCGTCGACGAAGACGGGGTGCCTTTTACTTTCTACATAGGGTGCATTTTTGGACATCGCGAATGCTTGGAAAGGGCAAGAGGCTGACACCATGAACGACATGACCGCCACATATTCCCCAGAAGACAACAAGCTTCGCCTGTACCCCGTGCGCCGCTTGGATTCCGAGACCTACGCCCGCGTGAAAGCCGCCGGTTACAAGTGGGCTGCGAAGCAAGAGCTTTTCGTGGCTCCCATGTGGACGCCCGCCCGCGAGGATTTGGCCCTGGAGCTGGCCGGCGAGATTGGCGACGAGGACACGAGCCTTGTTGACCGAGCCGAGCAGCGGGCCGACCGTTTCGATGGCTACAGCGGCAAGCGCGCCCGGGAAGCCCACGCCGCCCGAAATGCCGTTTCCGCCCTGGCCGATGGCATCCCGCTTGGCCAGCCCATCCTTGTCGGTCATCACAGCGAACGCCATGCCCGCAAGGACGCCGAACGTATCGACAGTGGCATGCGTAAGGCCGTCAACTTGTGGGAGACCTCCCAATACTGGCAGGCCAGGGCCGCCGGCGCGCTTGCCGCCGCCAAATACAAGGACCTGCCGGCCGTGCGCGCCCGACGCATCAAGGGCCTTGAGGCAGAAAAGCGCAAAGTTGAACGCAGCAAGGCCGAAGCCGAAAAAGGCCTTGAATTGTGGACCACGGAAGGGCTTACCCGAGAGCAGGCGCTTGTCATCTCTGACCGCTACGGGCTCCGCATCAACTGCACCAATGAAAACCCCTCCGGCACTTCGGCGTGGTACGCCCTCAACCCGGACCAAGATAATCCGGCGTCCGTTGAGGAATTTCAGGACGTAGCCCGGCGCGTCTACCCTCGCTCAATCGCCAATTATGACCGCTGGATAGCCCACTACGAAAACCGCATTGCCTACGAGCGGGCCATGCTGGAAGAGCAAGGCGAATCCAAGTTGCTGGAGAAGCCCAAGAAGCCCGCGCCGCTCCCCTTGTGCAACTACCGTGCCCCGGAAGGGCTGGACATCGAAAATATTTACCACAAGGGCGAGATGATCCACTATCCGCAAGTGGAAATGACCAAGGCCGAATATGCCGATATTTGCAACGACTATAAGGGCACGCGCGTTGTTGGCAATTCGCACCGCGTGCGCACGGCGTTGCGGCGTCACAGCCTTGTTTGCGTGTTTCTGACCGACAGCAAGACCCACGACCGGCCGGCCCCCATTGAAAGAGCCAAGCCCACCCCGCGCCCCATTGTCGCCAGTGTGCCGCGCGAAGAACCGACCGAGGACGACAAGGCTTTTTCCGCCATGAAGCAGGCCGTGAAGGCCGGGCCCGTGGAAGTCATAGCCGTGCCGCAACTGTTCCCGACGCCGCACGACATCGCCGCCGAGATGATCCAGGCCGCCGACATCGAGGAAGGCCACACCATCCTTGAGCCGAGCGCTGGGGCGGGGAATTTGCTTCGCGCCATTCCTTGCGGTCGCGTGACGGCGGTTGAAATTAACTACGGCCTGGCTGACAAGCTGCGCACAGACTACCCGCACGCGACCGTGAAGCAGGCCGACTTTTTGGCCTGCAACGGCGACCTGGGAACGTTCGACCGGATCGTGATGAACCCGCCCTTTGAGAACGGCGCGGACATCAAGCACATCAAGCATGCGTTCGGCATGCTCAAGGCGGGCGGGACTTTGGTTGCGCTGTGCGCCAACGGGCCACGCCAAAACAACACATTGCGCCCCATGGCCGAGGAGTGGCGGGTTCTCCCTGAAGGCTCTTTCAAGGCCGCCGGAACTGGCGTAAACGTGGCCATGCTCATCATACACAAGGACGCATAGCCGAATGCACGACCTCATCACCAAGATTCTCGGGGGCTCCGACATCGCGCCGGACGCCCCCGGCCCCGACGGCCGTCCGGCCGCCTATACTGTGGCCGAATGGCAGGCCAACGAGTGCGCCACCCTGGCCGACGCCCGGACCTGCCGCGACTACCTAGCCGGCTGGCCGGAGGGTCCCCAGGGCGGCATGCTCCCCGTGGCCCGGGTGGCCGTGATTCTCGACCTGACCCGGCAGGCGGTACAGCAGCAGATAGCCCGGGACTACATCCGTGCGGTCAAGGTCGGCAAAACGCACTTCGTGCCCTTGGGCGAGGTGGAGCGATGGCGACCGGTCAAGGCGGGGAGGCCGAGGGCAAAGGGCGTATTCCCCGGCGCGCATTTTCTCGGGACTGGATGTCTTGGCCCTGGAAAAGACGAGACGGGTGAAGTAAAATAGAGCTAAATCGGAGGGCGGGAAAAGTGGACCAACCCAAACCATGCCCGTGGTGTAAAAGCGACAGCGTCTTCCAAGGGTCGCGCGAAATCTCCGAGCCCGGATTCGCTTACGAGGAAGAGATTTCCATTTCGTGTTCGACCTGTGGATATGGACTCATCGGCGGTGTAACCTCTCCTGAGGATGCCGACTACGAGGACAAGCTGGCGTTACTGGCGTTGAGATGGAACGCCCTTCCAAGGTGATAATATGAAACAAGACCATTCCCCCAGAATAAAAAGACGGCCCGGACAGACTTTGAAGGCGTTCAGGATATACAAGAGGGCTGCGGTGGGACAGACCAGACGGGCAATCCTCAAGGGCGGGCTAGTCGGGACTATTCTCGGAACGCTTTCCGTGGCCGATGACTGGGTGCCATGGGAACAGGGGAAGCCGTTTCTTGTGTCTTGGGAAGGAGAAACACCAGACGCAGCCTCTATGTCCGAAATGGAGAGGCGACTTCAAACGAAAATGGCAAAGATAACACAGGAGTTTGGCGAGAAAGGTATTGCCGATTGGTTTGAAAGCCTAAACAGGTCCGAGGACTTAGATAATCTCTATCATCCACTGCGCCCGTTGGTGATATCATGAAAATCGGCTTCCGCGTCCCTTCCCTCCGCAAGCGCATCGCGGCCCGCACGTCGCCGGCCCGGTTCATTCGTCATTCCCTAGGCCTCAAGGCCCCGCGTGGCTGGGGATGGCTGACGAACCCGAAGAAGGCGGCCTACAACCGGCCTTACAACCGGACGACGTTCGGGTGCCTGCTGCCAGCCTTGGCCGGGCTGCTTCTGGTGGCGCTCCTGGCCGGGCTGGCCTTCGCTCAATCCGCTGCCGTCTACGGCCCCCAGGGCGGCTACATGGGCCGGATCGTCGTCACGTCGCCGGTTCTCCCCGGGACCCTACCCGAAGCGACAGCGGCCGGGATATCGACCGACAACGTGATTTGTCCGAAGGAGCTCCCGAGGGACCAATATCGGCGGTACATGCCAGCGGGGATGGAGCCTGCGCCAGGGCGAGGGATTTGTGAGGGGAGGAGGATGGGGAAATGAAGCACGAAAATAAAACAGTCTCTTCAGTGGATCAGCTTGTTTCTATCGGGGAAGTCTCAGACAGCTATTTTAATTGGGCTTGCGATGCGCTGTACCGCCAACTCCCTGTTGATATCCACAACAAAGCGGTGGCTATAGTTGAAAAGTGGATGACACAGAACCGATACGGTGGTAAATAACCTTCAACACCCCCCCACGGATGCTATGGTGGTAAAGATGAAAGAGCCAAAAGACTTATATGTCGATGTAGAAATTGGGGGGACGACCTGCAAGGTTAGAAAACTCACCCCTCCCGCAAGATCGGGGGCCATCGTCGCGTGGAAGGGAGTGGTTGACAAAAACGGGAAACAAATTGTGTTTTCGGAAGATAATATCAAGCAAGTCTTAGATGAAAAATCCGCACCTGGAAGGGCTGCTGAATAATACCATAATTGAAAATAGTCCAGAGTTTGCAGAGTTTATAAAATCACAACTCAAGGAAATTGAAAAATGACCCACGACATATCCCTTGTTTTCGGCTCGAAAGTCGTTGCCGGCGACTCTTTCGCCAATCTGCCGCAGAACGGGAATGATGCGGCGTCGAAGCTCAACGCGCGGTGGATAGGCGAAGAGGCTTCGATTTGGGCGTAGGGCATATAAAACCTACGAAGAACAACTACTAGAATATGCCGAGATGGTGAAGGCTGGACTAGAGCACGATCGGCAGTACGCCAAAGCCCTTGTTGGAGGATGGAGAAATGATTAGCGGTTCCGATATAAAGATCGCGCTGTCCACCCTTAGCGACCTTGTCCAAAAGGGCATGACCATTCAGGCTCAAGAAAAGATTATGGAGCTTAAGGAAATACTCCTCGATTTTCGGAATCAAAATGCCAATCTTCGGCAAGAAAATTTCGAACTTAAGAAAAAGATTGAGGAAAAAAATTCTCTTTTTTTTGAAGGTGGAGTTTATTGGTCTAAAAACGAGAGAGGGGAGAATGTTGGACCGTTTTGTGCGCGATGTCATGACAAATATGGAAAGACATGCCAAATGACGAAAGATGAATATTTTTATGTATGCGTGTCTTGTGAGATGGCCGTCGAGCATACAAAGATTCCCGCAGAGAAAAGACTCCCGAGGGTGCTCTAAGATAGAGTGTCTGTATTAATTTGCTCTTTTCTCCACCTCCATCCCCGCCAATGCCCTTTTCTGCTTCTCTTCTTCAATGGCGGTCATGACCAGCGGGAACACCTTCTCCACCTCTTCCGCCGGCATCACCGCCGCGTGGTTCGCTGCCGCCCGAGACGCGCCGGATTGGCGGAAGAGGCCCACGGCCTGACGCTCCAGATGATCCGCCGTTGCATTGTGAAAGGCGGCTATGGCGAGACGTTTGCGGGTGAGGTCGTCATGAGCGGACATTGGCAAGCGCCTCCAGTTGCTTCAAGGTTCTGGGCTGATAATCCAGCCCCACAAGATCCTGCATCTTGATCCGGCCGTCTTCAAGTAGCTTCACTCGCCCCGGGCCCAGGCTGGTAGACCGCTTCTCCGCGCCGGAGAGGTCGCCAAACCAGTCGTCAGCCGTGGCGTAGCGGCCCACGCGCAAGGTCTTGTCCTTACCCCCCTCATGCACGCCCCGGACCAGGATTTCGCCGTCGTAGTCTTTGCGGCCGCGAATGACCCAGCGGTCCGCCTCGCGCTTCATTTCGTCGATGGGGATGCCGAGCTCGCGGAAAGTGATTGTACGGGGCAATTTTACACATCGGCACCGGGGATGGATCGGAGTTTCCGGACCTTCCCCCAGCTTAAACTCGCGCCCATGAAGAGCCAGGCAAATGGGGCAAACGCGATTGTCGCCGGCCGTCATCCACCTCCAGCCCCGGACCACGTCGGAATTGGCCTTGTAGACCATATCCCGGGCCTGATTGTTGGCCGCGCTCACAAACGTCCGCGTCAGCGTCACCGCGTCCTGTCGCGCCATGCCGAACCCGTCTTCGACACGCCGCACCAGCCCGAGATAGCCTTCGCCCCGCAAAACACCCACGTTGATGGCCTGCCGAATCTGGCCCTGGACGCTGTAGGAAAAGCTCCGGTCAACCCATCCCTGGATCAGCCGGCCGCCCAAGGGCGTTTCCTGAAAGAAGGCCCGAAGCTGAGCCGAGGACAGCGCCACGTTGTTCACGCCCTTGGCCAGCCCGGCCACGGACAGTGCCCCCACCGTCTCGGTGATCGAGGGCGCCGCAACCGTGACGGACATGGTGGTGTACTGCTGCGTGAGCTCCGACCGGACGCCCGCGGTTAAATCCTCCATCTCGTAGAGCAGGGATTCAAGCCGGGACTCCTGCCAGTCGGAAAGGTTCGCGTTGGCATAGCGGGCCTGAAACTCGCGCATGATCTCGCGCCGCCCTTTGTCGAGGGTGGCCAAGATCGCTTGAAGGGCTTCCGCTTCAAAGAGGTCCAGATTGTACCGCCAGGCCGTGGCCCTGGCCCATTCATACAGGTCGTAAAGCTGTTGTCCGGTCTGTTCTCCCATGCTATGCCGCCCCCATGCCCACACGCGAAGAAGAGCGAGAACGGCGCCGGAAGCTATTCGCCCAAAAGATCGAGGACGACCGCAACGGCATCATGCGCGTCGACTTATCACTTCCGCACCGGCAACGGTTGATCGCACTCGGGAAAGCGTTGACGCTCCGCGAGCTCACGCAGGTTCCCCTTGGCCGGGTTGAGGGCCCGAAGCGGGAGTTGGAGGGGTTCCCGGAGCCAGACCCGGATTCAGAAACCGAGTAGCCGCGGACTGAATCGTCCCGTCGCGAGCCTCGGTCATGAGGCGGTCCATTTCTTCCTCGGCATCGAAGTCGTCCGACAGCCGGCCCCTGCGCTGCAGCTCGGCCCAGATAGTTTGACGCGAGAGCAGGCCGGCCTGATACGCCTGGGTCATCTCGGCCAGGGTCATGTCGGTGATGGACAGGCCAAAGTCGCTATTCACGTCCAAGCCCCCGCAATCATCGGGTGCGATTCCCACCCATGCCCCCATGTATTGCAGCGTAAGTTCAAGCGAATCCTGGAGCCCCCAGGCCCAAGCCTGGAGCGGGCAACTCGCCTTGGCCGTGCCGACGCTGGTTTCGGTAGCCGTCACCGTCCCCGGCCGGCGCACCATAGGATCCATGGCCACCTTGGCCATACGGTCCTCGATGTCCTGGATGCTGACGCGGCCCGATTCGATGGCCGCCCCGGAGTGCTCGACATATTGGAGCTTGGCGGTATCGCTCGGCGTCTTGGTGAAGCTACCGGCTCCAACATTCATTTGCGATCCACCATCTTCTGGAAATCCGCTCCCGAAGAGGATCGGCACCCGGGCTACATGCAGGATGTTTTCCTGGTCGCTCGATGACCGCCAGTGCTGCGCGTTTAGATCGGCCAGATCGGAAAGCGGCGGTTCGCCGGACATGAAGCCCGTGCGTTCGGTATAGACGGCCACGATAGGGATGAAGCCGATGGACATGGCGCCGGAAAGGTCTGGGTTAATCTTCCACGTGTTTCCTTCCGTGGCGCTGTGCTGCTCCTCCCAGACCGTGAACGTGCAAACTCCATCCTTCAAATCCAGTACCCGTACCCGGTTGACGGTCTTTTCCCCCCATTCCCCATCATCCTCCACGTTCGTTTCCCGGATGCGGACCTGAGTCAACGTCTCCACCCCGCCGATCCGCGCCGACTTCCAGCCAATAAGGTTTTGACAGGGGACGTGGACGCAATAGGGCCGGGCCCCGGCCTTGCGCTCTTCCTCCAAGTTCCTGCCGGCAGGGATTCGCGGGAAATCGACGAGGATGTAGGAGACGCCGTAGGAAGCGTCCTTGAACACCTCCTTGGCGAAAGCATTCAGGTCGTTCCCGGCCAGATCCACGTTCTCGAGCCATCCCCTGATCTCGTCAGGGACGTCCTCCTTGGGGTGAATGGGCTTCGAGAACACCTTGCCCACATAATCGAGGACCGCCTGCTTGTAGGCGTTGAAGAGGGTCGACCGTTCCCGCCGGATGTCATAGGCCTCGACGCTTTCGGCCGGCTCCTGGGGAAGGTACTTCTGCCCGGCCTCGCGCATGGCCCTCGTGCCGCCCATGAGGGTGCGGGGGAGTTCCCGGGCCTGCTCCATGGCGTTGTAGGCGAAAGAAGGGGTGTTGACGTTGGCTTTCTTGGTATCGGACATGGCAAACCTCACAGGAGGAGTTCGGTGGTGGAGAAGGTGGGCTTAACCAACGGATAGTCCTTGTGGATGAAGTAGCCGGCGGCATCGACCGGGTGGTCATGTCCCGTCGTCTTGTCCGGCTCTCCATTCGTCGCCCAAGCCTGTTGCTCCAGGGCGTCGGCATAGGCCGGGCAGGTGTTGGCATTCACGAGGTAGCGGCGCTCACCCTTCGCGTTGAGAAACATCGCGTTCATGGAGTTCACGCGGTCCTTGACAGGCGGATTCGCGGCAGGGGCGCACACAATGAAGCCGGCCTGTCGGAGCAAGGCGAGGTCGGTGGCTGAGGCATTCACCGACTTCCGGGAATCGCCCGAGGCATCGGGGTAAACCCGAATCTGGCGCGTCTGCTGATAGGTGTGCCCGTCGAAGCGCCAAAAGCGCTCCTTGAGCCGGCGGATCATGTCGGGCGTGTCATAGCCCCCCACAATCTCATCCACGGCCCTGGGCAGACCATCGCGCTTCACATGGACGACGGCGGCCATTTTCCCGACATTGAAATCCATGCCGATGAAGAGGGCTTCACCGTCTTGGAGCATATCGGTGCAGCCATTTTTCACGCGGTCATAAGCAATGTAGACCGTGCCGGTCTGGAGATTGACAAATTTCCCGTTTATGTAGGCGTCGATCAACTGCGGAGGATAAGATTGAAGCAGGGAGTGGATGTAATCTTCCGGCAGGTTGACTTCATTGTCATATGTGGAAGCATGAACAAGCCCATAAAGGGCCTGTAGCGCCGCATTCCCTCTTGGGGCCTTGACGAATTGCTCATGAACAAACCTGAAACCTTCAGGGGTTGTTGTCACGTCGACGCCGTTCTTTAACCCTGGCGAGGTGAAGCGCAGACGGGCAAGGATCTTTCTCCAAGCGTGCTTGGCTTTTTCCGTTGGCAACACGTCCAATTCGTCAACAAGAGCGCGGCCTATCTTAAAACCAATGATCGACCCTGGATTGTCCATGGAGCGGCAAATGATTTTCCCTATACTGCGTCTGCCCTTAAAAACATCTACCTCGTGTGTACCAGTTCTGACGACTGTACGCAGGCCCCATGTCTCAAAACATTCTTCGACTGTCGGGTAAAAAATGTCCCGTATCTGGGGGTAGGTCGGCGCAAAGTATCCGCATGGGACACCCGGGAAATCCCAGAAATGCCGTGCCATACCAGAACAGCCCGTATATGTTTTCCCGCTCCCGAACCCGCCCACAAAGGCGCGGAATTTGTGCGGCAGCGACAAGAAATCCCACTGTGGAGAGTTTAGGGTTGGCTTTGCGGTTCTGGACAAGGCTTTCTCCCGTCAACAATTGTGATTTCAACCCGATCAGGCACGTTCTCGTCTTCCCCAACGCCCTCGGCCCGCAGCTTGGCCAACCGATCCACCCAACGCCCTAGCTCATTTTGGACCCGAGTTAACGCCTCTTCCACCTCAAGTATGGCCGTCTCGGGCGACCGTGTTTGCGCCGTTGCCGACTTGACCGTTGTCTTTTCACCGCCCTGGCTGGTCGTCTCCGTCTTTGTTTGACTTGCAGCAACCGTCTCCATGGCCATCTTGTCACCATGCGACGCCTTGGCACGCAAATCTTTAATCCGTCGCATCATCCGCAGTTCACGAATTTTTAAGAGCCTTATCTTTTCTTCGCACTCTTTGAGTGGGTCAGGCTGTATGGATGCAAAATACTTTTTTTCATCATCATCCATGGTATCGACAAGGATGCTCTCATAAGCTCCAGTTTTGAGAGCGTTTTTGTTGTTTTTAGGAGCGCCATTGCTTTTGCCGCCATGGAACCGGCATACGTTTTTACCAGGGACAGCCCAGTTTTTGCACTGCTCACCCGACCGCTTGGAAGTGGCTGTGCAGCGCTTCTTATCTGGGTTTCTTGGCATTGACAGTCTTTCTTTATTTTGATATAGTCTTTTTATGAAAGCTATAAGTATTTATCAGCCCTGGGCTTCTTTGGTCGCCTTGGGCGAAAAAACCATCGAGGCCCGCTCGTGGGAAACCAGCCACCGGGGCGACCTGCTCATTTGCGCGAGCGCCAAGGACTGCCTGCTGGAGGAGGGGGCCGTGGCCCCGGGTGGGTATGCGCTGGCGGTCGTCGAACTGGTGGCCGTGCGCCCCTTTGTCGCTGGCGACATGGCGGCGGCATGCCTCGATGAGATGCCCAACCCGGCCGGGTTCGCCTGGGTGTTGGCCAACGCGCGGGAAATCGAGCCGTTCGCGGTCAAGGGGCGGCAGCGCATCTTCAACCTGGAGCCGCCGTTTTTGCGACCGTTGCCCGGAGCGAGCGAGGATTTCACGCACATGGAGTTCATTTCGCAGCGCCGCCAACAGCCGCAAGCTTGCGCAGGATAAGAGCCGCCGGCACAAACTCCTCGTAGGACGGCAGGCCCAACGCCCGGCAAAGCTCCTCTTTCTCGTTCACGTCCTGAGCCACAGCCGTCACGATAAAGCCGGCCCCTTGCGCCTCTTTTAAGCGCCCTGTCGCTTCGGCACGGTCTTTCTTGATGTCGCGCAGCGTGTCTTTCGTCTCGGCCACTTCTTCGGGGTCATGGAAGAGGTCGGCAAGCCGGGAATCGCCGCCGAAAAGCACCTCGGCATCAGCGTCGGAAAACCCCATCTCCGAAAAACCGATGTCGTCTTCAAGGGCCATGTCGGCCAGCTTGTCCAAATCCCATTCGCCCTGCATGGACGGATTGTTCATCTGGACGTTGAGTTTCTTCTCTTCCTTGGCATCCACGTCGACGACGGCCACGTGTAGGGCGTAGTCTTGGCTCCCCTCTAGGGCGTCGAGAGCTTCAAGCCGCTGGTGGCCGGAGACAAGGTTTCCCGTGCGCTTGTTCCAGACGAGCGTGGTCACAAGCCCATGCTGCCGCAGCATCTTCTTCAAGCGTTTCTTCGCGCCGTCGTTGATGACGCGGGGGTTGTACGGCGCGCCGTGGATCTGGTCGCGCTGGATCGTTTCGATGTCGCAGCGCTGAAATTTACTGATTTTGGGCGTACTCATATTGCTTGATGCTGGCCTCTACGAGCGGGAACCAGACTTTGATGCGGTTAAAATCATCTGGGAAATGCTCTCTGATTTTCATGAGGTCGACGGGCATAAGCGACCGAAAGGAAAACCCAAGCTTTGCCGATTCAGGGCCAAGGAACAGACGGCGTTGCTTGATGTAGGCCATGACGTCAGCCTTTTTCCATTCCGCCACGGGGTAGAAACGTCCCCTGTCCTCATCGATACTGCTTGAGTGCTTAATCATCGCCCGGCGCACGACGGAATCGGCTATACGCTCTCCGCACGCTATCCAGTATATTCCCGTCTTCTCGCGTAGGTAATCGTAAGTCTCCCGAACGGAAACGATAGGCGTTTCAAAGTCCATAAGCCGGAATGTTCCATACCGGAGCCATTCCGAAAGCATGAAGTGGGGGATACGATGGATGTTGATGCCGTAGCGCTTTTCGTAGTGCCGAAGAGCCGCTTCCTGAAACTCAAGGCCCTTCACGTAGTACATGAAGAAGGCCTCAACGTGCTTGAAATTCCGAGCACACAGGTCAAGAGTAACGACCGAATCCTTGCCGCATGAGACGCCGACAAGGACCCGGTCGGTGATGGCCGACGCAGCCTGTATGGACAGGTAGAGTCCGGCCATTGACGGTTAGCCTCCCTGGCCGCCGCGCGTTTTACGCGTAGCCGCCTTTTTGAGTTGGCCACGACGGCGGTTCAAGATGGAAGCGATAACCTTGCCCATGGTGGGTTAACCTCCCTGGCCTCCCCGGGACTTACGCCGGGCGGCGGTCCGAAGCTGGTTCTTGCGGATGGCCCGCGTGGTGTTGCGCGAAACGCCGGTCGCCTTGTTGATTGCCGACTGCATTGCGGTCGCCATGACTTTCACCTCCTCCAAGAGGTTGTTTCGGAGAATTTCGTTGCCTCTGCCGAAATTTTGCTCACGCTCAAGGCGCAATTCACCCCTAGAAATCCCTGAAACCGGCCATATCCTGTGCCTCTTCCTCGCGAAATAATCGGGCCTACCATGGTGCCTGCCGATCGTTGTTGACGGGGCTTAACGACAGTTTCCCCCGGGGCAGGCTCACCCACTCGACACACGCCTTCCAAAAAGAGGTTCCCGTTTATCCGTTCGCCCGGACTTACTTGGCCTGCCGGGCATATCGGCGGCCGGGTGGAGCCGCCGCGAGGTTTTGGCCTGCCTGGGCTACTGCGGGACCTTGAATCCCATCCTGGTCAGCGCCCAAACTGCAATAACAATAGCTCCATATTCCAGTATCTTGACCACGATGATGGATCGAATTTTCAAGGCTCCCTTCATGGCGCGATGCTGCTCGGCGTGCTCTTCCGGGGAGATGGGACATTTTGCGCAGCATGTTGGCACCCCGCACTTCCCGGCCCCTTCTTTTGTGAGAGCCGCCGCCACAGCCTCGGCAATGCGCCTAACCTCGTCCTCACCCACGCCTACGCCTCCCCTTTGAGTAGCCTCCGGGCCGCCGTGAACTCATCCCGCTCCACGATCTTCCTGGCGCACATGCGCATGACGGCCCAGGCTCGGTCATCCGTCTGGTCCATCCCCACGGGCTCGCTCATATCCTGCTGGAGCCGCACGTACCGGCCTGGAAGCATGTGGCGGCAATGGTGATCGGTGACGTCGGAAGCCGCGGCGAAAAGGATATCGAGCAGCGGCCGGGCCCAGGCAGCGAGCCCCCAGTTGCGGGCATGCTTGAGCAGGTAGGCCCGATCTTCCTGGCCTGTGCCGAGTGATACAAGGGAGATTCCCTCGAGCCCGTACCCATACTTGAGCACTTCGACTAGGGCGCATTGCGCCGGGTCATTGGCCGCCACGCCGCCGTCGATGCAGGCAAGGCGGTCGCCGGCGACGCTCATCGCGGCCCATGGTTCAAAGTACGTGGGCGCCGCAGCCGAAGCCATGGCCACGTCAACCAACGTGAAGTCCCGGTGTGGATCACGCTGTGCGTCCCAGGACGTGAAAAAGAGCACCTGCCGTGTCTCGATCTCATAGGCCACGGCCATGCAGGGGGTGGCGAGGCCGGAGAGCTTCTTGTCCCCGAAAATGTCGCGCAGGCCAGCATGGAGCGCGTCGTTGCTGTACTGCTCATCCGCCACGCCAAAGCACGACCGCAGCCGCTTACCCCAGGAGCGCCGGAAGATGGCCGGGCCCTTGGCGCGGTAGAAGTTGGCCATCTCCCCGGCGGGGATACCGGCAGCCAGGCCAAGCGCGAGAATCGCCCCGGTGGAGGTGCCGGCCAGCATGTCGGCCATGATGCCCATTGGCTTCCCCGTGCTCGACTCCATGGCGGCCGTGACAATGGCCGGCAGGTAGCCTTTTATCCCGCCGCCGTCGTAGGAAACGATGCGCATGCCCATTACCTCCGAATCAGCGGCTCGGACTGGACGCGGTCCGGGCCGGCCAGTGTATCTGTCCAGAACGGGGCCGGCGGCCCGAGGCGCACGTCGAAGCCTAGCAACCGAGCGCATCCGGCCGTGGCCAAGGCTACGACGACGGCGAGGAGGGCGCAGAGGAATCGCATGGTTGCTCCTGGCTCAAGATGAAGGGCTTGAGGTCCGACCAGACGCGCAAAAGCTCAGTGGCGGCCTTGCACAGGTCCTGAAGGGCTTGGGAGCCGCTGCACGCCAGGGCGACACCGCCGAGGATCCAGATGGTGTGCTCGCTCAGGCCGAGCTTTGCGCTAGCGGCAAGGACGGCGATAGCGGCGAGGCCCTGAATCAGCTTCCTGGAGTTGAAGGGGTTCATTGTCGCTCGCCCCCTGCCTCGCGCATCAACTCCTCGCGCGACCGTTTCCCGGGACAGGGCCTGTCCTCCGGGTGCGGGCTGCTGCACTGCATTTCTCCGGGACCGACCACGCGGTAGATGCAATCGCGGCAGAGGCCCTTTTCCTTGGCTTCCTGGATGGTCATAGCGTCACCCCGTTGGCGGATTTCGGCCACTCCCCGGTCAAAAGCATCTGCTCAATGCGCCCGACACGGGCCGGCGTCTGGCGCGCCCATTTTGAGGCATGGAGATTGCGGACAGCCCCGGGGAAATCGTGGGACCGGATGCAGGCGATGGTGTTGTGAAATGTCGAAGCACCGCCGACGCCGAGCTGGTAGACCCCGGAGACAAAAACGGTTTGTCGCACCTGGTCGAACTCATCGTCCCAGCGAGGCCAATGGGATTCGAGCTCGACCATGGCCGCGGCTACCTCGGTGCGCAGGGCCTTGTCGGCCTGTTCGGGAGTCCAGACGAGGCCGCGGGCTTCGTGGTCGGGCACGCCGTGGGCGGTGAGGTTGTAGCCGTAGCCGATGTCCCAAACCTTCCCGATACGGTCCCAGTGCCCCTTAAGGACAAGGCCCTCTTCGGCCTTGAGCCAGGCAATGAGTTTTTCGTAGGCTGGGCCGCCCTGAGCGACGGAACCTGATTGCACCGACTCCGGGGCAGCAGCCGGGGAGGATGCCGGCCACTGCCCGCCGGTCGGCTCGTCGATCTCGATATGGCCGGAGTCGGCGAAGCATTTGAAATCACCGCTCCACCGCAGGTTGACGCTCTGATTCTGGGCGGCCTGCTTGAATGCGGTGGCGATTCTCTCAAATTTCGCAGGCGAAGCGCTGACGGGATAGGGGGCTACGACCAAGCAAAGGCCGGCGCCGGCGGTGATGGAGAAATCGACGGCGGAAACCTGAAGCGCCTGCCTGGCCACAGCTTGGAGTGCCGGGTGGCATTGGGCTAGATTGGCCTGGGATTGGCTCCCGAATCGGTATGACATAGGCGGCCCCCAAGGGTGGCCCGCCGCGCACAGCCGGATGGAGTGGGGCGGGCCGTTTGTTGGGGCCAGCATGGGCGGCCGTTTGGACACGCGCCGCCCCCGGGGTGGGAAAAAAATGCGTCAGCTTGCCTTCACAATCCTCCGAATGCTTTTTTCGCTCATGGCGAAGCGGTCCGCCAGAAACGAGAATCCAACCCCTTGCCGGTACAATGACTTGATCTGCCTGTTCCTCACGTTGCGTTTCTCCATGTCACCCTTGGGGATATCGATCCGTGATCCACCGATGGAATCAACAAGCGCCTGGGCGGCTTTCTGCGCTTGTTCCGGCCCAATCGCCTCAGCCATGATTTGTGCCAACACGTCCTGTTGCATCCTCTCTCCCAGGCCGTCAGGCCTACCCCCGGTGCTCGTCCCCGATTCCCAGATACTCACAAATCATCCGCCACGCCGCGTCCGCCCCAACGCAGACCTCCGCGCGGTAGCCGTGTGCGCGCAGGGCCATGAGCCACTGTCGTTGTTCGTCGCTCACCCGGCCTTTGTGGGCCTTCATCTCAACGTAGAGGCCGTGCCAATCGCCCATAGGCACAGGCAAACACAAATCCGGCACTCCGGACTTGACTCCTTCGGCCTTGAGCTTCCCGGCTGTCGCCTTGTTCCGGTGCCCGCCGTTGGGTATGGCATGAAGCAACTTCAACGCCGGCACGCTCGGGGCAAGCGCTTCAGCCCGGGCGACGACAAGGGCCTGCTCGTCATGCTCCGACCGCTTGGCCGGTTTTGGCCGATTCGGATCTGTTTCCTTTTTGGAAACAAGTGAGAGAGGGCGCACGCCAGCAGTTCGCAATTCTCGCTCAAGCCACGGCTTGAGGCCGCCGGCCGCATGAATTTCGGAAATGTCAACGCGCGCCCCGGGCATGCTACTGCTTCGCCTCGGTTTCCGGCTTCTGACGCCGCTCCCACAACTTCATCTCCCGCATCTTCTTGCGGCGCTCCCGCTGCAGGGACTTGCAGGCCAGGGGGGTACCCTTCTTCATGCCGTACTTCTCGCGGTATTCCTCCGGCGTGATGCCATGCGCGGCCAGATGCTTCTTGGTCAGGATCTTGAACGACTTTCCGCATTCGAGGCAGGTGATGCTGGCCTCGCGGATGGCCTTCTTGGGATCGACGGCCAGGGCCGGCTGTTCGGCTTCGGGCACCGGCATCGTTCCGGCCGCCACCTGAATCCCATGGGCCAAATTTCCGACCATGGAGACGATTTCATCCTCGTTCATGGTGCGCACGCTCGCCTGGGCCTTAACGATCTCCAGAGCCTCTTTTATCGCTTCGTACCGATCCATTTTGTCCTCCTGCCGGCCACGTCAGGCCGGGTTGATGGTTTGATCGAGATTATCCAGCCTAACGCATTCCCACGCTCGGCCGGGCCATTTGCATTCGGGAACCTGAGAGAGCGGTTTCGGCCTATCGGCCTTCCCCTCCCAGTACAGTTTACCGCGGCACACACCACCAGTGGCGCAGCGGATGCCAGGGTGGTCGTCGCAAGGGCGGGTCATGCCACCACCCGTTTACCGCGGCAAACCTCGTCAAGGATGCGGCGGACGCCGGCGCGGTTTATCGCAAACTGCGCTTCCAGATCCTCCTCCCCAGGTGGCAGCGGGCTACGCTCAGGCTCAGTCGGGGCGACCTGATCGGCCACGATCAAATCACGGGTGGTCGGGACAAAATTCGAGCGCCGGCGGTGCTCATCAACGGCCGCCAGAAAACGTCGGTTCGTCCATGGGGCGAGGTCCTTAGCCAAAATATCCGCACACCCGTCAAGTTCGGCCGGTAGGAGCCGCAGATGCGGGGAGAGCCGCATGTTGCATTCTCCCAGTGCTGTGCGGATCAGTGCCCATTCCAGTCTGACCATGCTGCATCCTCCCTGCTCTCAAGCGCTCTGCCTCCTGGCGGCGTTCGGCATCCTGACATTCCCGGTAATTCCTCGGCGTGGTCGGGTCGCGAGACGGACTGGCCCGGGTCTGAATCGCATTGAGCCAAACCCGATCCCGGAGATAGTTTGAAAGCTTCGGAATTTTCCCGCGCTGCCATTGGTCGCAAAGTTTGCGCTGCTCCAGATCGGCCACGATCCTGGCCAGCGGGAAATTGTGGCGCATGGCTTCGTAGAGCTTGTAGGCTGGCGCAACGTCCACGAACCCCCCGGCCTGCTGGTAAGCTGCTGCGAGGTCCTGAAACTCAACGACGCAATCGTTGAGGCTGGAAATCTCGGCACCCGGCTGGGCGTCCGGGTCATCCTCGGGGGACGGAGGCAAAACGACAGGGCCTTGCCCCCCTCTGGGGGGTAGGGGGGACACCCTGTTATTCTTCTCTTCATCCGAAGATGAAGATGAAGACTGAAGAGCATCCTGTTTGCATTGCGCTTGCTTTGCATTTGCAGATGCATTTGCATCCGTTTTACCCCACCGGTTTTCGGCTGCTTCTGCCCTCTTAGTGCTTATCTTTACTTGTTTTTCTTTCTCCTTACGGAGACGCTTCGAGATGAAAAAACCGTCCTCCTCGAGGAAGATAGGATCATTCGGCCATTGAATTTCTGCGATGATTTTTTGAAATTTTTTTGCGCTCAACCCGAGCAAACGGGAGAGCATCTTGGGGTTGTTTTCGATAGAGCATTGGTTCGGGGAGTCGGCCCACATATGCGCCAAGAGGCGTGCATAGACGCCCTGGGCTTCGTAGCTCATGCGCATGACGCGCATGTCCAGCCAGTCCTTGGCGTAAAACTGAAATGCCGGGGCCTTATTGGCCATTTTCCTACCCCTTGGCTCCTGCCAATTTGCCCAGCGTCCGCAGCACAACCGCCCCCACGTGGGTGTATTCTTCCCGCACCCGATCCAGGTCGGGATTTTCGTCCCGGTGGTCGTTGATGGCACGGATGACAGCTAGGCCGGCCGCATTGAGATCGGCCATAGCCTCGAGCAACTCCTCGGCCAGGATTACCCCTTGGGAGTCAATGGCGGCCGGGAACCGCTGATGCTTCTCGATGGCCTTGTGGTAGGCGTGGAGGATCGCCGAGATACCCGGCCCCCTGTCGCTTAGGGCGCGTTCGAGGATGCGGACCTGGGAGACCAGTTCGGTGTTGCGGGCCTGCAGGTCGGTGATATGGGCAGATTGGTCGTACATGCTCACGCTCCTACCTGAACCACACTGGCGTGGCCGCTGCACGGTGCAGGGGAATCTATGGCCTCCCTCTGGCCTTGTGCCTCTTCAACAGCTTGATCCATCTGTTCCAGAGCACGGCGTAAGCTGTTCCTGATGCGGTCGATTCCGCCATAGGAATTAGCGGCTCCAGCCGTTAAAACGAATCTTATGGCGGACGAAATTTCTTCCGTTGGCGTCCAATGAAGGAGGTCGATGCCGCACAAATCCTTAATTTCTTTCGCCCGTTCAACCACGCGGCTGTACCGCTCCACTTGCCGTTTTACCTCCCGATCCACCTCCTTCTTATGCTGTTCCCTGATCTTGGAGGTCTCCACCATCACGGCCTTGCGGATGTCCTCTTCGTCCACCTGCCCGGCTCGACGCAGGAGTGCGGCCATAAACGGTCGGCCCGCTGGTTTGGCCTCACGTCGGGGAGCGGAAACCACCTGTTTGAGCTTTCCCGTCTGGACAACCTCGAAGAGACCCCACGTGTCGGGCAGCTCTTCCTTCGGGACAATCCCGGCTGGGGCCACAATCCACCAGTAATCGCAATACTGCGACACCGGTTCGGCCTTGGCCGGGTTCTTGAGTTCGGACCGCCAGTCGGAGCGGGAGACTTTGATTTCAAATCCGTGGAGCGCCAAGCCGCGTGATGGCCAAAGATTCATGGCCACGGCATCGGCCCACCGCCGTTGGTTTGCGCCCGTCCCGTCTCCAACCTCAAAGAAAAGCGCCCATTCTGGAGAGGTGAAGCGCGTGCGCAAGGCTGTGCGGACGTCTGCGCTGGTCACTGCCGCACCCCCGCTTCCGGCGCCATCGCTGCCACCATGGCCATCGTTTCCGCGTAGGCTTCGTGGAGCTCACGCTCGACAGTCATCTTCAGGGCGGAAATGTCGCCTTCCGTAGCTTTGGCGACGTCGAACACCATGGAATGGCAGGCGCACCCGAGGTGCAATTTCCCGGGCTCTGTGACTGTCCATGTTATCGCTGCACCGCAGCCCGGGCAGGTGAGTTGTTTGTCGGCCATGGCTACGCCGCCTCCCCGCCAACGCGCATGAGGAACCACCCTTCGACGCCCATGGATTCCAGCGGGGCCTCGCGCCCAATCCATTCCGGGTGCTGGGCCACCAACGGCTCCATGGCGATGAGGGCATTCGACCGACGCTTGAGTTGGATTTTCCGGGCACCGGGGCGCTTGTCCGGGTAGAACTTGACGGCCAGGGCCTTGCCGTCCGTGGAAACAGCGATGCGGGCGTAGTCGTAGCGCCCCAGGTCGTGCTCGTTGATGACGCCCGTGCGCAGAGACAGGGATTTGGCCGTGATGGCCGCGAGATGGGAGCCGACCATGCGGCGATGCGGGGCCGGGCCGAAGTTGAAGCCGCCGAAATGGAACGGCCGGTCGAGGTCTTCGGGGAGGTCGGGGACCATTTTGGTGGACTCGCCGGAATGGTCTTGGCAAGCCGCCACCCCTGTTCCCTTGTTTTCTCCTGTCGTTTCGGCCTCGTGCACAAGCCTTAGGGGCGAGTTTTCAGCCTTCAGGCCGCCACCTTCGATACACTCTTCGGGGCACTCCCGGATTTCCAACGGGTCAACCGGTTCCGCCTTCTCTTGTTTGTCCGGGTCGGGAATCAGACCTTTGAGCACCTTGGGGTAGCACTTTGAACAAAAGCCGCGGGCAACCAGGCGAAGTCGTTCACCAGCGTTCGGGCATTCGGGATTTCTGCAAATTCCTCTCGCCATGGTATCCTCCAGATGTTTTGCGTCCTCGATTCTGCCCACGGTGCAGCCGTTGTCCCTGGAGCACGTGGGGTGATCGGCGCGAAATTTTGCGAGACACTGTGCTCCGGTCATCCGGCCCATGCCACGGCAGCAGTTAAAGGGGCGGCCACGCATCCGGGCAGACGCCGAGGCTTCGGCAGAGCCGCCGGCACGGTCGAGTGTGCGCGTGATGGCGTCAGGCCCGTATGGGGCAGGAGTCCCGTGGGTTACGGTCATGTCCATGGCTACCGCACCCCCTTCGCGACAGCGTCCGCACGCCGCCGTTGCTGCTGCTGGCGCAGGCGCTCGGCCTCACCACAGTTGATGCACTGATGCTGATCGACGCGCAGGTAGTCGCGGCAGACTTCCGGGATTGGATAGGCAGTAGCTTGCGGACAGGTGTCGGGGATGGTCATTGGTGCGCACCCCGCTTGGCGGAAGGGATGTGCGTCGTGCGCATAGTTCCGCCTGGGGCATAGACATGGCCCTTGGCACGAGCCCGGCAGAATAAGACATGGTCTTGGTTGAGCTCGTCATCCAGTTTCATGCGGGCCTTGATGGCGTCGTCCTCGGTCGAGTTCGGATCGGCCAGCACGCCCTGATAGCGGGCGTAGGCGCTGGCGTTGTCCAGCAACTCCTTTTCGACGGTGTCTTTATCCGGTTCGACACCATCCAAATTTGAGACAGACAGGCTCTTTTTCCCGCAAAGCATCAAAAGCGGCTGCGGGTTTTCGCAGTTCATCATCAAAATGAAGGCCTCACGGGCGTGGAGCTTGGCGTCGGGGTAATTCGGGTCGAGCTTTTGATAGAGGTGGGACACGGAGACGCCGAGGCCATCCGCGAAAACCTCAATGCTTTTCGGATCGCCGAGCACCATGTCCTTGATGCAGCTCAAAAACTCGTTGTAACCTGCGGTATTAATTTCCATAAACAGCCTACAATGTTATGGTTGCCGGTTGCGCATGGGCGAGTATCGTGTTCCCATGCCCGAGCAAAAACATCTCTCCATACACCCCTACACAGACCCCGATTGCCCCGGCATCATCTACGTCTTGCTGCGCGTGCGCTCCGCCGATGCCGTGCGCTGGCGCACCATGAAACGTCCGGCTGACATGCCGTGGCCGCAACTCGTGCGCGAGGCCGAGAGGATGGCCATCGAACGATTCCCGGGGCTCATCGAGATGCAGCTTGCCCTGCCCATTGGAGACTGCGGTGAAACTCCCGACCTGTAGCGAGTGCGCACAATGGGCTCGCTCCCCCGTCATGGCCCCGGCCAACGACGTGCGGGCCTGTCTCAAGGGGTACAAGCTGGTGGAGGCCGAAACGCCGGCCGATATGGCTTGCTTCGAGCGGGTCATCGATGCCCCCGGCGCAGCCTGCGCAGGAACGCCACGAGAATGACGCCGGCGGCAGCGAATGAGGCCAGGGAGATAGAGAGGAGGAGGGCGGAGGTCTCGGGCATGGCTAGGCCTCCGCGTGCTGGGGAGCTTCAACCGGACGGGCGTAGCGAAACGCTTCCCGGGGAAGCGTCCCCTCCACCAGCTCCCGCTTGATTTGACGGATGGCTCTTTTTAGTCTTTTATGAGTATTGAGCCTGGGATTGTTAGCCAAACCACGGAAACAGCGGGAAACTGTGATTTGGGAAACCCCGCTTCGCTCAGCGATGAACGTTTGGCTGACATTGTGGGTAGTTACCAGATTTTGAAGCTCTTTTTCCGTGTTCATGACTTCAGGCTAATCTGATATGATTAGACTGTCAAGGCTGTAGTTGCGATATGATTAAGACAAAAAATGAGAAACCCACTACCCCCGACGGAAAAAGCGGGGGTGGTATGTCGTTAGCCCAGGATGTCCGCGAAAAAGTGAAGCGCCTAGTTGCCGATCAGTTTGATGGGAACGAGAGCGCAGCGGCCAGGGAATGGGGGGTTAAACAAAACACCCTAAACCGCCTCGGCCGTGGTATCAACACTGGTTATAAGGATGTTTGCGAGATACTTGATAAAATTGGTGTAAAACTCGTTTGGCCCGGCGAGGTCAACGTCACCGACAGGTCCTTGACGTTCGCCAGCCCGGAGCTTTTGAATATCGAAGGGAATACGCCGCCGCCTGTGGGGGATGAATATCGGGCCATCCCACTAACATCGGCAGAGGTTGCCGCCGGGCCCGGGCTTATACCTGAGGATGGAATACAGGGCTGGTGTATTTTATGGAAAAACATACCAGCCCTGTTACGACGTAGAAACCTGCTATGTTCTCGCCTCGCTGATAAACAAAACAGCATGGAGCCAACACTTCACCCCGGCGATTTTATAGTTATAGACAGGAACGACATCATCATACCATCAATAAACAAAGGGAACATCTTCCTCATTCGTGACAAGTATGATGGCATAGCTGTCAAAAGATTGAGCCTTCAACAACAAGGGATGGAGTCTCTATTGATTGTGCATTCTGACAATAAGTTTTTCCCTCCTTATTCTATAAATGTTACGCAAGAATTTGAGGACCAGCTGTCAAACGTTGTTATCGGGAAGGTCGTCTACTCTTGGTCAGATATGAGTAAGCAATAGCGACATACACATAGAAACATAATAAAGGCGGTTGCCGTACCGAAATGGTATGGCCACCGTCTTTTTTTTATCCTTCAGGCCGCAAGAATACACTTCCGTGTATTCAACCTCGTTCACTTGCCCCATCTGTAAGTGCGTCAAAAAGTCATCTATCCGCGCGCCGTCTTCGTATTCTTTGTAGGCGCGTGGGTCCCTCCCGATAAGCTCATTTCTTCCTATGCCAATCATGGCACAATAGTTGTCGCTGCAATCTGATATAGTAAGCCCTAACTTTTCTTCGTTCACTTCGATAATCGCAACGCCAACCATGCTGAGCTTGTTTGCCATTTCGCATAAAGACAAGAATTCAGACATCTGCATACCTCGTATTTTAGATGTTAACCTCCCGCGAGTTGCTTTGTAAGCAAAAAGCAGGCCTCCCGTTACCCACGATTTGCCCCCTCTCCCTCCCCAGGCTAATCAAAAAATTTTAGCCATATTTGGTTTTTGCAAATAAGATTAAATTTGCCTTGACTGCTAACCCGATTTGATTAAGACTTTGCCCAACGCAACGCACATGGCCCACCCGCCTCCCCGAGCACACGCCGGATGGCCGGGCCAGGGCGGAGCGGGACAGCTCTTAGACAGCCGAAGCAGACGCACAGCATAAGCCGCAACCAAACTGGAGCACAGGCCCACGAGGGACTGCCAGGGCGGGGGAAAGCACATGCAGGAGCGGAAGCCGAGGCAAGAAGGGAGCAACAGGCGGCAAAGGCTCAGTTGTTAAGGATTTCTTTACAACTCAACCACTAACGATCTTTGACAATCGAGCTTGGAACGGATGGCTGCGAACCTCTAGCCGCATGGCGTGGTGACGAGGATGGGCAAGCCAGCCCGTAACGGTAGGCGCGGTGTGGCAACCGCAACCCCATGCGGCCAGCCATCCATTCCAGGCTCGATGCGATCTTTGAAAATTTAGTTGGCCCTGCGGGTGAAGAACGCGGTCACAGGATGACCGCGAAGAGGCGAGGGTTTTGGCCCCCGAAGAGTCCTACCCGCAAACCACCGTCGCATCGTGGGGTCACGCTCTGCGACGTACAAACAAGGCCCGTTCGAGCCTCGATCGAGCAATGCGAAACGACGAATTTATACCGGGGCGTCTTCGGACGCCCTCGGGATTGGCCTCGCGCACGGCGTGGGACCTGACCGAAAAAAGGGGAGGTGTTTATGACCACGCTGCATACTTCCAATGACAAGCACGAAATAAGCAAGCAGTACAACAAGGCTTATACGGCCATCATCGCTTTGGGCGGAGATAAGGCGGAAGAGATCGTGCGCTTCCTTCAAACTCTCGAAATGCACCACACCGACGCCGTGGGAACATTATCCAGAATCCAGTCCGCGCTCACCGGGAATAAGTCGGAATCCACCAGATGGCACGAACAGATGAATGGAAGCGAACTGTAAACGGCGACCATGTACCAATGCCACTGGATTACTTGGCTGGGGATGATGAGTCCCCCGCCACGCTTGGGAACCGAGCGTGTGGCTGCGGCGTGGAAGGACACGCGGCCCGAACGTAGCAGGCGATCAGCCCCGGTGGATTCCCCGTTTTTAGACGGGTCCTGCAAGACCGGAGCCGGTATCAAGCCCGGCCAGCCACACGTTCGAGTCTCAAGCAAATCTCCTGGGATGCCCTGGACGCCCGACTTTGATGGGGAGGGTTCGGTGGATGAATGCCCTGTAGTTCAAGGCCTAGCCACGGCAGGGAAGAAGTTCATCGTTAGGACATCCCGGGGCCGGCTTTATCCACTTCAACCGTCACCGGCCACGTTACGGCCGGGGCCGTGGCCCCCACTGCGGCATGGCAGAGGTGTCTTGCAATAGCCCATCGTGCGGCCGGTAAACAATGCCGAGAGGCGCGGATACAGCCGGCCGCGTGGTGGGCGAGAGATGGGACGATGACGAAAGAAGACGCTGGACTTGATGGCTACGGCCTACGCAGGACGTTGCGCTTGTCGTCCCATCCATCCCGGTAGCGAGAAGTAAGGCACTCGTTGTCGGGAAAAGATCCTCCCAAACGTCTACGGCTATAGCGCGCGCGGCGCTGTAAAATCCGTGCAGTGGCAAAGGAAAGCTCATGACCACGGGCGGCCGACTAAAGCAAAGGGGTTGGCCGCCCGTGGCGTGGGGTTGGTGAGGGTGGTTGATTGGTCAGTGGCCGAAAGGCTGCCAGGCGGTTTCGCATGTCTCCGCTCGCAGAAGGGACCGGGAGGCCAAGCCTTGTTACCGTCGTTGCAAGTCCCGCGCGGATGAGCGCAATCAACCATCCTTCCCAGCCTCGCGCTGGTGACGCGGAATCGTCCGCAGCAGGGCCGCCTTGGCTAGGAGGGCGGCCCTTAATTTTCCAAGGAGGGCGGCTATGGAGCGAGATCACCAGTATTGGCACATCACAATGGCCGGAATCATCGTCGGTGTCGCGCTTGTAGCCGCCATGCTTGTGAGCGCGGTGCGCAACCCCGGGCATGTCGAGGAACAGTATTACGCGCTCAAGAGCGAAGTCGGCATGTGGCCGACGGGGAGGTAGGTCATGGCCCGCCAACGTAAGCCCGGTGATTGCTGCGGCAACTGCGAACTCCGTGGGGACGGCGGATTTTGCGTGGATGTGCTGGAGCCCCTGCGCCGAGATTACGGCCTGCGAGGGGTGGGGGCAATCTACATGCCCGACAGCGCTTATTGCGACCAGCACTGGAGGTCCGACGATGAGCGACCGGCGGAGGCCCCGGTTTCCCCGAAAGAATGTACCCGCGAAACCGTTGGCGCCGGGGGTGCGTCATGACCGCCACCCACCATGCCACCATGCTCACGATCGCGCATCCGGCCCTGCTCGTCCATTTTTGCGAGAACTGCGGCAACCGCCTGTGGGGCGAATGCCGTTGCCGCGACTGCGGCCACAAAAACGATCCGCCCCAATGCGGGGACATCGGGGCGGCCAAGAAAATCTCCTGCGTGGAGCAAAAACAAGCAAGCTAATTCGTCGGCCGGACGGCCGAAGAAGTCAAGGAGGAACCCCATGACCTATGCCAATTTGCAAACCGAGGCCCAGGCCGCCCTTGGGGCCGTGGTAGCCAGCATGCCCAAGGAAGGGAAGACCCTGACCGCGTACCTCGCGGCCATGCACAGCAAGGACGTGGTCGCCCTTGGCGCAAACGAAGCTTTCACGCTTCGGGATTCCTCGGGTCAGATCAAGGCCTTCAAACAACGCTTGACGCTTTCCGTGGAGAATGGCGGCCTTGTGCAGCCTGTCCCGGGAGGACCCCACGTCATTTCCGCCCAAGGCTATGAAAAATGGTCCGAAGCCGCCGGCGCGAACGTTATTTTCCCCAAGACGGTCATCGTCGACGGTGTTCCGCAAACGAACCCGCATGTGGTTCGTGACGACTCCAACGGCAGGATCAAGGGCATCTACGCCCGCGCCATCGCGTTTCGTTTCTCCGACAAGGGTATCCCCATGGTTCGGGACTGGACGACGTTTTACGACGTTCCCGGCTACCGGATGATCGACCTTCTCGCCAAGGCCGCCAAGATGCCGCAGGCGTTCAAACTGCGCCCGATCGATGCGGGAAAACCGAAAGAGCCGGGTGACTGGGGCCGCTACGCTTTTGATGAGGTCATGGCTCTATGGGTGGACTCCTCCCATAAGGAGGCCTTGGAATGGTATAAAACGATTATCAACCGCGAAAAAAAGGCCATGGATTTCGCGCAAACGTTCGCCTGCAGAAATGCCTGCAAGCACCTTTCTGGGCTCCAAAAGGCCCCTGGGAACCGCTGGGACTTGGCCATCCTCTGTTGGCGGCCGATGAACGGGGGCCTCATGAAGTGGGACGGCACCGCCTACGATTCGATGCTGGGGCAGGTGGAGGCTCTCGGGTCGGGACAAGGGCATATTGCCTTGAGCGAGGGTGAGAAGCCCATGACCATTGAATATGCCAAAGGCACCGACCACATGGACGCCGAGCCCGACCTGATTGGGGCCGAAGACGAAGACAGCGCCCCCGAACTTCCCCCGGCCGAAGCCTCCGCGCCCATCGACATGGCCCCGAACGGCAACGGCACCTATGACCATGCCGCCGATGACGTTCCGCCGGCTGCGCCCCAGGCCGAAAAGCCCGAGACGGCCAAAGCCATCTTTGAGCTGTCCGACGCCGATAAAAAGGACCTCGCCAACTACGAGGCCACCCGCGAGGCCTGCCCAGACGAAGACCGTAAGGCCCGCCTGCGCATGAGCATCAAGCCCGACGCGGCCGTGACGCCTGCCCAGGCCCGGGAGCTCTACAACATCATCTCCCGCATGGTTGATGGGGAAGCGTCGTGATCCCCGCCGTCATCGCCCACAGCTTCAAGGGGGCCACGTTCAAGGCCCCCTTGAAGGGGCTGACCCTGGTGGTGGGGCCAAACGGCTCCGGTAAGTCCAGCCGGAGCCAAGCCCTACAACTCGCCGTGCTCGGCTACGTGCCGGGAGCGGGAGGAAAGCAAAACGCGGCCATTTTGGACGCATTCAAGAGCCAGGACGGCAAGGATCTTCGCGCCGGGGTGGTGCTGGAAAACGGCACCAAGCTTGAACGCCGCTGGCAGCGTTCGACCAAAGGAACCGTGTCCCAGGACCTTCATGTCGGTGGCATCCGCGTAAAGCCGGACGAATACGCCCGGGCCCTGGCCGATGTGGCCCTGGTGGACCTCTCCGTTTTCCTGGGATTTTCGGACGCCAAGAAGGTCGACGAGCTTTTCCGCCTGTTCCCGCCCGAGGGCAACGTGCGCGACATCGCGGCCAAGATCGAGGCGCAGACGAAACGCGTCAACGACCTGGAGCGGCAGGAGCGCGAGGCCATGACCGCCGTAGCGACCGTACTTTCCCGTCGCTCCAATCTCCAGCTTCCGGCCGGAACCATGGCCGACAAGCAACACGAGATCGAGCAGGCCGAGGCCGACTTGGCCCAGGCTCGTGCCGACCTGGAAGCGGAGCGGATCGCGGCGGCCCGGGCCGAGGAGCAGACCAAGGCCGAAGCACGGCAGGCCGAGCAGCCGGCCCAAGGTGGCCCGCTGGACGCCTCCGGGTATGTCGTCGGCTCGGCAGGCCCCGAACTGTTCCCGTCCGCCCCCCCGCACATGGACACGCCGCAGGTGGCCGCTCCCGACATGGCCGCTATCCTCGAGCGCATCCTTTCCACCATGGGCCGAACCGGCTGCGACGTGTGCGCCGCGCGCATGGTCATCAAACAGGAGTTGGCCAAGGCCCGCAAGGGCCTGCCACGGGAGGCCGCATGAGCGCCGACACTGCGATTCTTGAACAACAAATAGCGGGCCTCGAGGCCCGCTTGAAGTCTCTGCGGGGTGAGATCGCCCTCTACAACCAAGCCAAGGGGCTGGACGAGGCGGCCGAGGCCGAGCGGACCAAGGCCGCCGAAGCCCGCAAAGCCGCCGGGGAAGCCAAGGCCATCCTGGAGGACCTCAAAAGCCAGAAGGCCAAGGCCGTGGCCGCCACCTGTGCCAAGCTGGCCACCGCCATGGGGCAGATTCTCCCCGAGGGGAAGGCGGACATGCGCATCGAGGACGACGGCGCCGTGGCCCTGGCCTGGAGGCGGCCGGATGGGGAGGAGATTCCCCACGCCGGCCTTTCCGGCGGGCAACGTGTGCTGTTCGACGCGGCCCTGGCCCATGCGCTCCTGGGTGACGCCAAGCACCGAGTGCTGATCCTCGAGGCGGCCGAGCTCGACGAGGCTCACCTTACCCTGGCCCTGGAACACATGGCCGCCACCAATCCGGGGACGCAGGTCATTTGCAACAGTTGTCACGAACCGGCGGGAGTCCCGGAGGGCTGGGACGTGGTCCGCGTGGAGGACACCCATGGAAACGCCTAATCCTGGCTGCGCCGCGCGCGCCGTGCTCGACCCGGACCAGCTTGCCGCCGTGACCACCGACGCGCCCCGGGCCCTGGTTCTGGCCGGGGCCGGCAGCGGCAAGACGCGCGTGCTCACCGAGCGGATCGCCTACTTGATCGAGGAGTGCCAGGCCTCGCCGTCCGAGATCGTGGCCGTCACGTTCACCCGAAAGGCCGCGGCTGAAATGCGTGAACGCCTGCTCAAGCGGATCGGCAACAAGGCCTACGGCGTGACCATGGGCACCATGCACGCCCTGGCCCTGGTGCAGCTTCGCCGGTTCGGGGAGCTGCTCGGCCTGCGGCCGGACAATATCACGGTCTACAGCGAATGGGAGGAGTCGTTTCTTTTGCGGCAGGTGGCCACGGAGATGGGGGCGCTCAAGGGCAAGGCCTGGAAGGTTCCGAAGAAGGAAATCGACGCGGCTTTCGGAGCCTACTACGCGACCGGCATCGAGCCTTCCGCACTCGACAAGGGGGTGTTCGACCTCTTCCGCGCCTTCATGGCCCGATGCCGCGAAAACAACGCCCTGACCTATGGTGGGCTCCTCACCGGCTTCATGCTGCTCCTGCCGAAGGTCATGCAATACCTCGGCTGGCGGCACGCGCTGGTGGACGAAGTCCAGGACCTTGACCGGCTGCAATGGGGCCTCCTGGAGTCCATGGCCGCCGGGTTGTCGGCAACGCTGTTCGCGGTCGGGGATATCGACCAGTCCTTGTACTCCTGGCGGGGCGCTTGCCCAGAATACCTGATCGAGAACGCCGACAGCTTCAAAGTCATGCGACTGGAGAGAAACTATCGGTCGGGCTGGCAGGTGGTCGAAATGGCAAATCGCCTGATCGACCACAACGTGATCCGGTTGTCGAAGACCATGACCGCTTATCGGGAAGACGGGGCGCTTGTTGATACCCGCCGGGAGATGGACAGCGCGGTCATTGCCAGCGTGGTCCAAGCCGCAACACCGGAACGGTTTCTTCCCCGCGAAACCGCCATCCTTGCCCGTAAGCACGTCCTGCTTCAGCGCGTGGCCGAAGAACTGGACGCCCAGGGCGTGCCGTACCTCTACGTTGGGCGGCAGGCCGCGCTGACCAACAGCGAGGAGTTCCGGCGGTTCCATGCGTTCCTCAAGTTGTTGGTGAACCCGTTCGACAACTTCGCGTTCCTGTTGATCCGGGAAGCCTTGGGCATCTCGGATGACGAGTATGCCGCGATCCGGGGGAGGGCGGTTCGAGAGGACAAGAGCCACTTCCAAGCATGGGTTGAAAACGCCAGCGGGGAAGCCGTGCGGTTTTTTGCGATCCATTCTGGAGGAACTGACCTCGACACGGCCATGGAGCCTTGCGACGACCTCCAGGAACCCCTTCCAGCCGTCGAGGTGCTGACCTTCCTTGAAGACTACTGCACCGGACGCCCACCACAGGAGCGCACCGTCTCCGCCTACCTCGAATGGCTCTCCACCTACGACGTCCAGGACGAGATACCCGCCGCCGATCCTGACGGACCCGGCGTTGTCACCTTGGCCACCATCCACGGCGCCAAGGGCCTGGAATGGCCCTACGTGATCCTTGCAGGCTGCAACGAGGGCATCTTGCCGAGCAAGCGCGCCGTGGACGCCGGCGACATCGAAGAGGAGCGCCGGCTTGCCTACGTGGCCATAACCCGGGCCCGGGACGCCCTGACCTTGGCCGTTCGGCCGGAGCGAAGCGAGAAGATCGGCCAGGACGGCCGGGTGCGCGTCTACGAAAGCCCCGTAAGCCGGTTTGTGGGCGAGGCGATGGGCGAGGGAGGTGGGGAGTGATGGACCTCCACGAATATGAGCGCTTTGAGCAGGCCCTCGCCCTGGCGAAGGTTTTGATAGCCGAAGGCTATTCCAAGGAAGTCATCAACGGACTGGCCACCATCGCTGACGCCTTGATCGAAACCCAGGGCTTCGAGCCCACCTTCCGCGAGTGCGTCGAGCGTGCGCGGGAGCATGTGAATGCCTGCCGCGCCGGCTACAACCTTCCGGCGAAGGTGGTTGCGTGATGGCCTCCAAACGCCACCTTCGCCGCAAGGCCTGCGCCGGAAAAATCCGCCACGAAACGATGGAGCAGGCCGAGGCCATGGCCCGGAACGGGACACAGCCATACCGCTGCCCGTTTTGTGGCGGCTACCACTGCGGCCATCCCTGCGGGTTCAAGCAGCAATTCCAGAAGCCGAATGGGAGGCGATACTAATGCTCGAATGGGCTGAAGAATACGACGAAAACGACAACACAATCTATAGCGCCCCGGGCGTCTACACTGACGAGTGCGGAAGCCCGGAGTTCTATTATCGCATCAGGCCAGTCCTCGAGGACAATCAGATAAAATACACGACGGAAGGGACGGATTTTGAACTGATACCGACATCCAACCAAGGATCATTCGAGAGCTTGGGCGGAGCAAAGGTCTATTGCGAAGTCAATCACGCCGAACACTGTAGGGAGTGCGGTCGGCGTAGAATCCAAAAACCTTCAAGGAGAAACGTATGAGCATCAAACTGGATTTTGAAAGCCTTGGCCGGGATGGTCTGGCCGAAATCGTCAACAAGGGCCTGTCCGAGGTCACGGCCAACATCCAGGACCCGAACACGGACTTCAAGAAAGCCCGCAAGCTGGTCATTGAGGTCGCGTTCAAGCCGAACGAGCAGCGGAATTTCCCGGAGATGACCTACGCCGTCAAGACGGCCCTGGCCCCGGTCAAGCCCGTCTCCATCACGTCCATGGTCGAGTCCGACCACAACGGTGAGTTGGCCTTGTTCATCCCTGAGATCGGGACCCGCCCCGACCAGTGCGAACTTCCCATCGACAACCCCAAAGTCACCCCCATGAAGGAGGCCGCCCGTGGATAACTGTTCCGCCGAAGCCCTGCAGTTCGTCGCCACCCTCAAGGACCAGATCAACGACCGGTGCGTCAAGGAAGTCGACGGCAGGAAGTACGTCTTCGGCACGCCGACGCCGATCAAGGATCCCGAGGTCCCGAGCCTGGGCCTGCATACCCTGACCGGGCTTGTGGGCTACATCAAGGCCAATGTGGACGAGCATGACATGACCAAGTCCCTGGTCCACGTCGACACGCCGACGCACGTCATGCTTCTCGGCCCGGTGTTCGGCCCGTTCAAGCAGCGCGAAATCATCGCCACGGCCGAGCCGATCCTGCCCCTCTTTGAGTTCGGACAGTTCATGCCCAGCGAGAACTTCATCATCGGCCTGAATGCCATGTTCACCGAGGCCGGCGACCGTGACGCGCTCCTGGCCGACGTGGCCGCCATCAAGATCGAAGCCGGCGGCGGCATTAAGGACGACGGCACCAGCCAGACCGTCACCGTCGAAGCCGGGGCGCGCCTCGTGTCCGAGCGCAAAACCAAACCCCGCGTGACCCTGCATCCGTTCTGCACCTTCCAGGAAATCGAGCAGCCGGCGCGGCAGTTCCTCTTCCGCCTGTCCAAGGAAGGTTCGCCCGGACTGTTCGTGGCTGACGGCGAGGCGTGGCGCAACAAGGCCATGGACGCCATCCAGGAGTGGCTTTCCGTGCGCCTGCCGGGAATAAACATCATCAGGTGAGGAAGGTATGACGCGACTTGAACGGGAAGTCCAGGATGGACACAAGCAATTCAGAAACCATGAGGCCATCGCATCTGGTCCATTTGAGCCAGGGAAGCCTTGGCATGTCCTTTGGAAACAAGATGGAACGTCCATTTACTACATGGACATTATTATCTTGAGAAACAACCTGTATATCAGCGGAGACCTCGGGGAGGCTGTCTACTGCTGGGGTGACAAGATAACGCCTGACTTCCTGGTCGGTCTTGATGTTGGCTACTTCTTCTCGAAATGTGAAGCGTCCGAAAATGGACGTCGGGGGAAAGAATGGCTTGAGTCTGCCGCTATGGATTGGCTCAAAGAGCAGTGGGAAGACGTCATGGCCGAGCATGAAAATGACGCATCCATGGTCGCCATTGCCACAGAACTTTTTGAAGACCTCCGGGCTGTTGCCCACAGCGAATGGGAATGGCGTTCCAAGGTGATGGAGTTCCACGAGTCCGCCGACGATCCCATTTCAAAAGTCCTTGGCGATGAAGCCTACAGCGAGTCAGGGCTTTGGGATGCCGGTAATATCCCTATGGCGAGAATCATTTTGCACTGGCTGGGGATGAAGCTGGCTTTCAAAAGCCTTGGGTTCGGCAAGGAGGAGAAAGCTGCATAACCACCCGCCCCGTCCCACGACGGGGCTTCTACCGGGGCTGTGAGGTGCGGCCAGGGATTTCATACCGGGGGAACGATGCCCGACCTGTAGCAGGGGCCGCAATGGCCAGCGGCTAGCCCAGGTTCCTGCTTCCTGGCCGGTTGTCGGTCCGCTTCCCCCTCTGTCCGTGAAGCCGGGCAACCACAGGGAGTGCAGCGCGCCCGGTCGCTTCACAGTCTCGGTTGAAGCCGAAAAGGAGAAGAACATGCCCGACGAAAAACCGAATTTGGCCTTTATCCGGGAGCAGCTCCAGGTGGCCGACAAGCTGGCGAAGTGGCACGTCGAATTTGTGGTTGTCCCCCTGGCAGCCCTCCCGAAAGGCGCACGAGAGATATACACCCAAGCGTCAAGGGAAATGGCTGACGAGATCCTCTACAAGGAGGCTGGGACAGCATGACCACACGATCCCTAATCCTCCACCCCCCACGAAGTCCGCGCCGCGCTGGCGGGCGCGCTGGGTCTGGTCGTGCGGCCGGTGCGGTTTCCCATGGGTCTTAGGGATATCGACTTCTCCAGCGTTCACCTTTCTTCGTTCCACTCTATTTGGGGGCCTGACGCGTGGGTTTTCGAGGCTCCCATGGACAAGGACGTGACCGGATATGAAGCGGTGTCACACGGTCTGCAATGCCCCCTCGGCGCTCCCGGTGACCGGCTGCGCTGCCGGGAGGTGTGGCAAGAGTTTTTCGACGAGGAGATCCCACCGGAACGTACTCGTGCCGTCCGTGGTCGAATGGGCATCCCGGCGCAACCAAACCGTCTGTCTTACGTCGCGTACAGGACCGACGGAGAAATGCCACCTCATCCCGAACACGGCAAGGCAATATGGCGCTCCCCCGCCACCATGCCGGCCTGGGCAAGCAGGATCACGCTGGAGGTCGTGGGGGTGAGGTGCGTGCGCTGCAACAGCATCACCTACGAGGACGCCGAGAAATCCGGTGTAGCTGACGCATCGCTTGGCACGCGCGGCATGTCGCCGTTGACCGTGCTCCGCGACACCTGGACCGCCAAATACGGCACCCGCTACCACTGGGACACGTCCTGGGCGTGGGCGGTTGGAGTGAGGGTCGGAAAGCCATGACCGACCTCGCACAGGCCCAGGCGCGCATCCTGGAGTTGGAGGCGGAGGTGGATCGGCTCAAGCGAAAACGCATCGAAGATGCTGGACGCCATGAACGCGACTTGGCCTTGAACGAATACAAGATGAAAAATGACGATCTTTGCGAGCGCCGGGCGAATCAGCTTCGAGGGTTGATACTGGCCATCCTTTCCGGGAAAGAAGCCGCATTCATCGGGGAGTTGGAAGATGCGAGGGATCGTTATTTCCACCTGGGAATGGAGCAATCCAACAAGATTGCCACTCTGGAGGCCGAGAACGCGGCGTTGCGCCAGGACCGCGACCGCTTGGCCTCAAGATGCGCTGGACTCGAAGAGCGCTTAAAGCCGTCAAAGCTCCACGATCCGAATGGATATTACTAGGAGGCCGTCATGGCTGAAATGAAGGTTACGCCCTACGGATTCCCGTCCGGTCGTGTCGCGTCATTCAACTTCCAGGAGGCAACGCGAAACGGCAATGACCTGGCCCATGAGATAGAGCAAATGGTTGTTGCTGACTCTATTGGCAACCTTGCAAACTTTCTCAAGGCTGGCGGTCACAGCCGGCTTCGTACATTCGCGGCGTTTATAGAGCGCGAGATTAGAGTAAGGGGGAAGGATAAGGAGGGTGCCCGCCATGCCGGATGAACTGAAACCGTGCCCAAACATAAAGTGTCGAGGCCAAGCCAAGGTTCGCATATCTGCTTTGGCCATGGCTGAATATGTTTGTTGCACAAAATGCGGCCTACGAGGGCCATGCGAGGAAACAGAGGAAGAAGCTATTATGTCCTGGAACGCTCTTCCTCGCACCCCACGCGGCACAACCTACGACGAAACGCCGGGGACGCTTCCCGGCGATGAGCGCGTGTATCTTGTCGGCCATCAAAGCACCGGCCGGTTGAGCCGTGATTGGGCCACGCCATGCTGGTGGGTGGACGTGGAACATGATTTTCGGCCGCTCAAGATCGGTGACGAATGGACGCCGTTGCCGGGGGAATAGCAATGAATAATTGTACAGGATGCAAATACGACATGGAGTCTGCGCCTCTTGACACATGTCCTTGCCCCTGCTGCGACCATGGGTCGATGTGGGAGGCTGCGGACAAGGACGCGATGATAGCCCGCCTCCGCTCTGCGCTTTGCACTTTTCAAATTGAGGCAGACACACAGATTTTCAAACTAGAAGTAGCGTCGGACTATCTGTCGAAATGGCTTGATGAGCATGCGGCCCGGGTTAAAAGACTTGAGCGTGCCCTCGCCCCCATCCGCCGTCACGCTCAATCCCACGACCTCGGCGCGCCGCTGCGGCTCTCGGTCGCGGAAAGCCGGGAGATTGTAAGGAAGGTGGACGAACATGAATAGCAACCTTGGCTGGTACGTCATTCTCGCCGTGGTGATCCTTTGGGTCGGTTCAAAGGCGTGGGGCGATTACACCAATATGCGGACGAACATCGCAAAATACGAGGCCGACGCCAAGTTTTACGACGTCACGATCAAGGCCACAAGGGACATTGGTATTGCTAACGCCGAGGTCAGCAAGGCGGCGCTGGCCCGCGCCATCGAACGGCTGGCCGAACGCGAGGAGAGGTGATGCTGACCGTCGCTGGACTCCACCACCAAGCCATGCGCAAGGCGGCCGAGGGCGATAGGATGGCCAGGAGAGGCCAAAAGTACAAGGCCAAGAAGTGGTGGAAGTATGCGGCCAGACAGGAAGAGGCGGCCTTCCGGCAACTAGACCCTGTCGCCTCAGACGAGCCGACGCGCTGCATCCTGGCTGTGTCAGCGGCAACACTTTGGTGGCGTGCGGGAAATTTCGCCCGGGCTTTGGGAATCATCCGTTACGCGCTGCCGACGGCACGACCTTTTGAGCACCGGGAACTGGTTGGGCTGATGCGGCAATGCGAGATAGAAAAAAACGAGGGGTAGGGGAGATGATAAATAACGATCTTATGAGCGATGGGCAGCGGCTCCTCGGGGCGTCCGACGCAAGGGAATATCTTAACAACATGCCAAAGACGACGTTCTATCGTAACATTCAGCGAGGGGTAATACCAAAACCTCGCTATATGGGTAAGACTCCAGTCTGGAGGCTTAACGACTTACGGGGCGTATACGATCAGTTGCCAGACAAGCCGTTAAGCGCAGAAGCCTTTAGCGCGTCAAGGTAATCTGCCCATGCTTGCATCAACTTTCTACGATCATCCATATACTGCGCTCGATTATATACGGCGCGTATTTTGTCAGCACCTTTGTGCGCAAGCTGCGCTTCGATCACATCATGCTTATGGCCTGTTTCGTTTAACAGCGTAGAGGCCATTGCTCGAAACCCATGGGCTGTCATTCGGTCTTTTGCGTACCCCATATTGCGGATGGCCATATTGACAGTGTTTTCAGAAATAGGCCTTCCGCTCCTGACGCTTGGGAAAACATACGTGCCCTTCCCTGTGTATTGATGGATATCTTTGAGTATGAATATCGCTTGACGTGATAATGGAACCTTGTGCTCTATCCTTGTTTTTATTTTCTCTGGCGGTATGGTCCACATCTCTTTATCAAGGTCAATTTCAATCCATTCGGCGCGTCTTATTTCGCCTGGCCGGCAAAAAGTGAGTGCAGAAAAAGAAAGCGCGGCCCGGACAATGCCAGTCCCTTTGTATTCATCAATCGCAACCATGAGCATACCGACTTCATCCGGGTCCGTCAGTGCCGCATGTTGCCCCTTCTGGTAGGGGACAAGCGCGCCTTTCAAATCTCTGCATGGATCGGACTTCACCGCGCCGATCGCAACACCATATCTAAATATCTGCGAGCAGAAACCGAGAACACGGCTTGCTGTCTCAAATGCCCGACGCTCTTCAATTTTTCGGAGGATGCTTAATATCTCTGTTGGCTCAATCTCAGTGATTGGACGGTCGCCGATGCGCGGGTAAACGTCTCTCCGGAGTCTTCCCTCAACTGTTTCGGCGTGACTTTCAGCCCACACGTTTTTCTGATTCGCGACGAACTCTTCCGCCACAGCCTTGAACGTAGCCGCCTCGGGATCATGGGCTTTGGTCCGGCCCTGCTTTATTCCCTGTCCTGGGTCCGCGCCTTCCTCTAGCGTCCGGCGGCAGGCGTCCCGTTTATCCCGGGCGTCTTTGAGAGACACTCGTGGCCAAGCCCCAAAACTCAGACGCTTTTCCTTGCCTTCGAACTTGTATTTCCAGCGCCAGTGTTTGCCCCCGGCAACGCTCAACTCCAGGTATAGGCCACCCTTGTCGTGGAAGCGCTCTATCTTCCCGGAAGGCTTGATTGATTTTATCTTAACGTCTGTGAGTTGGGGCAA